ACCCATGAACATCACGTGAGGATCGGTGACGACGGCCTTTTCGTGAATCGCGGTCATCAGCTTCGGCAGCTCGTCGACGGCGATCTGATGGGCGACTTGCCCCATCGAACCCGTGACGTCAAGACCAAGGATGATCGGAGTCGGATCCGGATTTTCCTCGCTGATGATGCTTTCCCGAAGCTGTAGCCCCTTGCGCTCGCCCTTGCCAACCTTTACGTTGCGAGGGTCAAGCTTTTCATCGACGCGGTGAGAGAACACCTCAGCGCGGCTGGCAGTCCGGTAGTTGGTGGACTGAGCGTACGAGTCATACGCTCTTGAGTCCCATCTTGAATTTCCCATTGTCTATTCCTTTTTGATTACGGACGGGTGAAGGGGCTGCCGGACTTACCTCCGAGGAGCCCACCTTCTCCACCCATCATCTTGGACATGAGCATCATCTGCATCATTCCACCCATGGGATTTGCGGCGCCGCCTGCACCACCACCCATTTGGGTCATGAGCATCAGAGGCAGCATCTTCTCGAGGTCGAGATTGTCGCCGCCCATCATCATCATGGGAAGCAGCATTCCTTGGAAGCCGGCGAGACCAGCTTCACCACCCGGCAGCATCGTCATCAGGCTGCGAACAACCAGAACGCCGCTGTCGAGACCGAACATCTGGACCTTCGGAGGGTTCCACGTAGAGATAGAACCACCCGGACGGATCAGACGGAAGGTCGTCTTCGTGCCATCGGCGTTCTTCTTGATCTCCGTGATCCAGCCTGGCGCATCGCCGCTGGTGTAGATCAGATCACCGACCTTGACCGATTCCAGCGGGGTGCTCTGAGCGAAAGCCGGAAGAGCGATGCCGAAATCTTCGAAGGGGTTGATCACGATGGTTGCATCGTCGCCTTCGCCTTCGATCGTTGCGATTTCACCGTCACGGGTGCGAACACCCAGGCGGCCAGACATCAGGTCCCATACGACGCTGTCGACCCGACGGAACATTCTGCCCATCATCTTTTCGACGGACATACCCATATTGTTTTTCATGTTAGTCACTCCTTGATTTGGTTGGTTTGGTGCTCTATTACGCTGCTTGCGCGTTTGCACGAACTTGGGCGAAGGTCATGTCGCGGACGAGCTTGCCGTCACGGAACACTTCCTCCAAGGCCTGCTTAGGCCAATCTTCTACGCCACTGAAGTAATTTCCAGTGTCGTCCTTCATCAGGGTTACCCGACCCTTTTTAGAGGTCTTACCGTGGTCGGTGATCGGGTCCTTGTAGACGTCTCTCCAGAAGAGAGTCGCCTTGTCTCCCCGAATACCGATCGAGCTGCACTTCATCGCGAACTTCATGGTGTCGCGATTGACCTGCTGCAGTAGAGCACCACCTTGACCGAAGGTGATGTTGTCGGCGCTGTAGCCGGCCATGTCGGTCACGAAGAGGATTGCACGGATCGTAGTGTGATCAATGCCGTCTCCCTGGATGACGCGAACATTGTTGAGGACCTTGTAGCCCTTGTCGTTGATGGTGTGGCCGAAATGCTCATCGAGAATGCGGAGGCAATCAAGAACCACTTCAGCAGGGTCACCGCTGTCAGGGCGAACCACCACGGTGGCGCCGCTCTTGATGACGTCTTCCTTCAGCTTGGTTCCCCAGAGGTGGCAAGCTGCGAAGATGTCGTAGCTGTCAGAGACGCAGGCAACCAAACCACCAGGCTTGGCGTTCTGCTTCAGCATGTTGCGGAAGGAAGTTTCTTCACCGTCACGGCCCCAGCTGGTTACCGTGCTGTGCTCCATCGCAGGGATGGAGAAGCCGGCCATCGGCTCATTGTAGAAGCGACGTCCAGCCAGAATAGCAGAGATCGTGTCAGTGCCCTTGAAGTTGATTAGGTGGGCGAGACCGCCGAGAGCAGCGCTTTCCTTGCTGCTAACGCCTCGGGCGCCGAAGTCCTGCAGCTTGAAGTCGATGAGCGAAGGATCACCTGTCTTCTCGAGAGCCTTGAGGATGATCTTGCGGCTTTCGTAGCTGTTAGTTGCGACCGTGGTCGGATACCAGATGGCCCGGAGGATTGCGGTCTCGAGGAAGCTGGTCAGCCAGGCGCACTTGGGATCAGTGTTCTCAATGGTTGCGAGAACGTTCTTCGTGGGGATGATGGCGCCCTCAGGAGCCGCCTTGATCACGACTGGCATGTAGCCCTTGTGCTTCTTGAGAATGTATTCCCAGCCGGCACGGTTGAAGGGTTCGCCATGAGCGAGGATGAGTTCCTCAGCATAGTCGATGTCGGATTGGGTGATCGGCTTCATGAGGTAGCGCTTGATGAACGCCTGCAGACCAAAGAAGACCGTCTTGTCCCAATGACCACCGCGGCTCTCAATGTACGAGTAGACGTACTCGGTCCCCGGAGGATACTGGTTGAACTGGCTGTACTTGTAGCTGTCGCTATCAAGGATAATGCTATCCCAGTTGATTTCGTCGATATTCATAGAATAAGCTCCTTACTCTCAGGTTATCCAGAAGTCGTTCTTCTGGGGTTAGCATGATGATCTCGTATAAATACACAGGTCATCATGGAGGGGTTATGAAGCGCTACGGGTTTATCTACATTACCACAAACACTACCAATGGCATGAAATACATTGGACAATGTTCTGGTGATCCGGAGAGCTCCATGGTTAAAAGATACTTTGGTTCTGGCAAGGCCATTCTTCGAGCAATAAGAAAGAATGGTATTGAGAACTTTACAAAAGAGATTGTAGAGTTTGCAGACAGTCGTGAAGAACTTAATGCCGCCGAACGAAGGATTATAGCAGAGCACGGCGCCGTCAGAAGCAGAAACTACTACAACATTTCTCCAGGTGGAAGAGCGTCTTTGGGATTTACAGGAAAGAAACACTCTCTTGAAAGAAATGCTAGATTGAGCGAAAAGATGAAAGGCCATAGTGTCTCTCAAAATGTTAGAAAAGCCACTGCTGAAACCGGCAAGAGATTTGCTGCCAAAAATCTCAACACGGTCAGGGTAACTTGCCCGCACTGTGGTTTTGTAGGCTACAAAGGAAACTTGCATCGTTGGCACTTTTCTAACTGTAAGCTTAAACCCGACCAACCATCGTCTGAAGAATAGACCAATGGTCCTCAAACCATCTATCTGTTTGTGAGAGTGCTTCGTTGATTGGGATCCACTCGCACTTCTTAACTTCTCCCTTTTGAGGACGGACTTTCGGGAGAGGCTTGCTGTCATCGAGCTTCAGAAGGTAGCACGTGGTGATCGTACGACCACGAAGGCTACGATCTGGATGATCGAAGATTTCCTTGCTGCGAACGGCGCCGTAGAGCTGAGCCTTGGAAAGCTCAATGCGGGTTTCTTCCTGCAGCTCACGAATGGCACCATCGAGAGTCTTTTCGTCTTGCTCGAGGAACCCGCCAGGGAGAGCCCAGAGACCGACGCCAGGGAAGTTGTCGCGGACATTGACAAGGACGTGTCCAGATTGGATGACGCACGTATCAACCGTGACGAACGTGGGCGCATATGGTGCAGCTTCCCAGGCCTTCTTGTATCGCTCGATGAACTCGTACTCACGGACCAGACCTTCGTAGGCTGGGTTCTTGAGGAAGTCCTCGAGGAAGTAGTAGGTCGTTTGCGGGATGGATTTGGTTGATGCGATTTCCTTCTTGCCGAAGAGAGCATCGCGCACCTGAGTCGCGCTCAGTTCGAACCCGTAGTCGTGCTCCTTGACGAGGTCATGCTCGAACATGTCGCCGAAGGTGTGAAGGTACCACGTGGTCTTGTCACGATCGGCGCCCGTGAGGTGGACATCGGGATTAAGACCGATGACGTCCACGAGTTCATTGCACGCGCTGTCAACAGCTTCCTGAACACCGCGGATCCACGCTTGATCATTGTAAGGATGATCGTAGATCGGCTTGATGAGGAGAGGCTTCGGGGAGGCGATCACGCGGTCAGCATAGTTGCGGACCATTTGGGCACGTTCTTCGAATGTGAAGGGGTTCTTGGTGTTGCGGGCTTGACCCGAACTGCCGACCAACACGAGGACAGCTTTGGACGTTTGAAGAGCTCGCTTGAGAACGGCGGCATGGCCGTTGTGGAATGGCGAGAATCGTCCGATGAAGACCGTTAGGCCTTTAAGTTTGTGTTCCATACTGGCTCCCAGTTGGCTGATGTCCACAAGGATCGTTTCCTTGATCAAAATTATTTATGGAGCGGTGTTGATCAGGCAACAAAATGTTAAATTAGATTATACCCTATTTGCCCGTATAGTACACACAAAAATGGCCCGCACTCTAAAAAGTTGCGGGCCATTCTGGATTAGCGGGTGGCTTGGTAGAAAGCGCCGTCCTTCATGAGGTAGACTTGGTTCTTGACACCGTAGGCCATGTTGGTGAGACCGTGACCGGTAACTTCAACCGGCTTGGCATACACGGGATCACGGCTGCCATTGTAGACATAGGTTGTCTTGATGGCGCCCGGAGCGCTAGGATCACAAATCTTGCCGAAGCAGATATTGCTGAAGCTGTCGGTCGGGATGGCAACCAGATTGCGATTGCGGCGGAACTGAAGACCTTTGAAAAGCATTTTCGTCGCCTCTGTGTTTCAATCGATAATAAGATTATACACAGAACCGTCAGGTTGTAAACAGGAAAATGCTATCCCTTTGCCAAAGCTAGGCCAAAGCACATTGCCATCCAGATTATGCCCACGATACCAGCACCAATGGCGTGGTCTTGGGTGAAGCGATTGTGGTGCGGGACCCAAAAAGAAGCCGCGCACCCAAGACCGCCCATAAGCATGAAGGCGAGTGCCATCATTAGATTTTCAGGCCCGATGGCTTAGTGAGATCGAGACCAGTCGTCTGTGAGAGGTACTGGTTTCGGACTTGCTCAGACGGCTTGAACGTCAGAACAACCGCCGAGGCAGGGATTTCCAGCTCGGAGATTTCTGGATTCGAGAGCGTCCACGGCACGAAGGCCAGACCGATCTGACCAGGAGCAACTGGCTGGAAGCGGAGAATGTGGGGCTTGCGAACGACGTATGCCGTAATAGCGGCAGATGTAGAACCATTTACCTCGGCAAGAACCGTAGTTTCGGTAACGGTCTTTATGACGCTGGCAACAACCTCGTCGCCACCGATCATCTTGAATGCAAGAACTTCAGCCATGCTGGCTCCTAAAAATTAAGGGGTAGTCTACGGGCTACCCCTTAAGTCTTCACATGAAAGGATTAGAACTTGTAGAACAGGGTGGCGACGGCGCCGTTACCCGTGAGGTTCGTGCCCTCAGTGTGGGTGTAGACAACGTTGGTTGCCCAATGCTTGGTCAGACCAAGCTCAAGACCGGCGGAGACGCGGTTGGTGCGGAAGTCGTTCGAACCACCGAAGCTGTTGCGGTAGCGGTAGCCACCGATCAGTGCGATGTCGGACGTCAGAGGCTTGCGAAGGTCGACTTCACCAACGTAGTAGTTGAAGTCACGACCACCGTCTTCGTAGCGACGGCCATAGGCTGCGCGAACTGAAGTTTCGATGCCGAGGACGGTAGGAGCAGCGTGAGAAACGCCGGCTTCGAAACCGCCAGAGTTCTTCAGACCGACATTCGTGGTTGCAGCAACGCCAGCAGCGTCAACGCCGAAACCGAGAACGGTAGTTGCGAGACCGGCAGATGCTTCAGAGATAACGGTCTTGGAACCGGCCAGCTTTTCACCGTCGTAGGTGGCGAAAGCGGTCACAGGAGCTGCAGAGGCAGCAACAGCGGTCAGAGTCAGGGCTGCGAAAGCCACACCCGCGAGGATCTTCTTCATGTAGTTCTCCTAGATTTGATGATATACTTTTCAGATAAAACACTCTGCAGAGCAGCAGTGTTGATGCGAAGTTATTTATGCCGCTCGCAATCAGACGGTTTCAATCAGATGGTGCGTTTAGAGGTGATCTGGGTGCAGATTCTGCGTTCAGACAATAGTCAGTTGAGGATTGGGTGCCTGAACAGGAGGATCCACCATCATCTGTTGGGCTTTCTGAATGTCAGCGGCGCACATGTCCGTCACTGCCAGCATAGAAGTTGGGGTAGATGGCTCACTCATCTGGTCATTCCCCTTAGAGGAACCCAGATAAATCATGCCTGGACCAAAGCGACGCTGTTCAAGAATGGCAACTTTTCCAGTCGAGCAGTTTACCGCGACCTTAGAGAAGGTGGTTTTGAAAAGACGAGTGCGATCTTCTCTAATCCACGTGATGACGCTGTCATCGCTCGCGAGGTCGACGTTGGACATGTTGACCTGATAGGAAGCACCATCTGCCACAAGTGCCGTCGTGTAGGTTCCAGACGGTATTTGGGACTGGGCGTTTGCATATCGCCCAAGAACATTTATGAAGGACATGCCCAGGGTAAAGGACATGACAAGGCTGAGTGTGAATCTCATCCTGGAAAGCTCTATGGTCTTCATTTTGTGGATCACCCCGACAGATTAGCGGCGTGCATGATATTTATCAAGCGTACTGAATCAGGCCAGAATTATTGGCTCTTCCACGGCTCAAACACTCGCTCCATCAGTTCGCGAATGTCGGGAACGCGCTTGGCGTCCATGAGAAGATCCAAGTGCTCCTGCTCCAGCTTGAATGGTTCTTCTTTGATTGACACGCCGAGCTTCTGCTTGGCCCAATGAGCTGCACGATGTGTGTCTACATTTCCGTACTGGTCACAGAAGTTGTAGAAGATCAACAGAATGTCGATCTCCAACTTGGTGACATCAGGCTCATTCATTTGTACGCGTCTCCTTGTTAAAAATGGGAGACCCCCGAAGGAGCCTCCCACCTAACCGTTCGGTGACAAGGTGGTCAGCCTCGTGAGGACTTAAGCCGCGAGGGCTACCTCAAATGCGTTATCGTTAGCATTTACTTTTTTCGCTTCCCTTAGGGGGAACGCCTATCCTGTCGCGCCCGTCATCTCAGCAACACTGTCGAAACTGGTCGGGCCCATGATTAAGCATTTGGCATCTCAACTGATACTTTTGGACACAGGTGCCGGTTTTACGGCTGAGCCAAATGCTTAATGGTGGACCCGCCGGGAATCGCACCCGGGTCCAATGTTCTTCAAGTCAAGTCGAATTACGACAATCATCTCGGCCTTACGGCTTCGATATTCTATTTTATACCGCCACCACCAAAAGTAAACGGTTATTCGTCTACCGAGATGTAGCTGTGGGCAATGATTGCATCCACAACCTTGGCCTTGCTAGGCTTCTTAGCAGCCCAAACTTCGATTTCTTCTAGATCATGAAGATGATCTTTTTCATCTTCATCAATGGCTTTTCCAGCCATGGCTTCTACAGTGCCATAGCTCTTGAAGCCAAACTTCTTCATGATTGCTGCTGTCAGTGCACGAGCAGCATTGTCTTCATGGTGGACGAGAATAAACTCTGGACCACCAACAGCTTCATTGAGTACAGAAAGTTCTTGAATAAGTTTCATTTTGTGTAGACGACCTCCACTAGGTTAGCGCTGTCTTGGCGTTGGTATTGAACCCAGCCAGCCGCCACAGCATCTGCTTCTGGAGTACCAACAACCGTGTTAGGATCGTAGGCGACCTCCGCAACTTGAGCTCCAGCTTCAACTAGAGCCTGAAGCGCTTCCTTTTGAGCAAGGGTCATATCCATGATTAGTCGCTCGAGGACCAGCCATAACGGCCGATGCGCTTGCCATGCCAATCGATCATGGCATTGGTACCTTCTTGGTGACCAAAGCCGTCGGGACGAGAAGCGATGGTCCAATCGGAGATGACATGACCATTCTTCTTGAGGGACTTAACGAGGTCTTCAAAGTCCTCGTCCTTCAGATGGTCGATGTCGAACTTGTTCTTGCGGAACCATTCGTGGACACCAGCAGCGCCGTCCTTCTCCGCGATCGCAGGAAGTTCTTCGATGGCCTTCTTAGCCACAGGAGCATGGGACTTAGCCAGCTCCTTCTTCAGCATTTCGTGCTGTTCGTCCTTGTACTTGTCCCACGCGTCCGTGATTTCCTTCTTGAGAGCGATGAAGCCTGGGCTGTCCTGCATCATCTTCTCGGTAAACCAAATCGCGGTCTTACCCTTGGGATTGCCGCCCTTGATCATGTAGACGTACTCGTGAGAGCGTCCACCGACGTTCGCCCAGACCTTCTTGTAGGCGGCGGTAGGCTTGATCGCGTAATAGTGGATGTCCACCTCGATCTCGTGCTCATCGCCCGTGTTGGTCTGGACCTTGATCTTACGACCCTTGGTCTTGATGCCGACGGCCGCAGCTGCTTCCTCACTGGACTTGTAGTTGTCCCGATGAGTGAAAGCCCATGCACGCTTGTCGTGTGGAGCAAGCTTGTATTCTTGGGTGTCGGTAATATGCGGACGCATGAGGTTCTCCAAGAATCCTGACAGGATTGATTAAGAGTATCTTAACACATTCCCATCAGGATGTAAACTGTTTCTTGAAGGTATTTATTCGTTCACTTCAATGGTAAGGCACTTAGCCGAACCACCGCTCTTCTTGTACTGGCTTAGGTCAATCTGGATTGGATTGATTCCACGCTCGACAAGGCGATCACGAAGGTGATCAGAGATAAGTGGGAGAACGAGATTGTCACCGACCGAAACTGCATTGCACGCGAATGCGAGAGCATCTTCTTCGGTGACAGAGATTGCATTGTGACCATAGACGTCAACAATGGCGCCTTCGGCATACATGTCAAATGCTGGCGGATACCAAAGGACCATGCCATTGTCGAGAGGACAGAAGGCGGTGTCGATGTGGTACCAGCGTGGGTCGGTTAGACGAACTGGCTTTACCTGAATGCCTGTACCGGAATAGAACTCATCGAGGACTGGCTTGAAGCTCAGCGTTGAGCGGAAGCCATGACCATACCAGAGGATGCCCGTGTGTCTGTCGAGAAGTGCGTCTCCTGCACCTTCGAAAGAAGCAACATCTCTTCCAGCCTCAAGTTCCTTGATCACGACATCAAAGCCATGTTCACGGAACCAATCAATGAAATAAGGCTCTTCCGCTTGGCGCTCAGGGAATCTGAAGTGGCTTGGGAAGAACTTTCCTTGGTAGATGATGCCCGCATTTGCCGTGAAAACTGCGTCAGGGCAGTTTTCTGGTGGCTTTGGCATCACAACCACATCTGCGTTAACGTGTAGCAGGGCGTTGCGAAGATTGCTCCATTGTTGGACCGCTAGGGTCACATCAATCTGGCCTTCATTGCCAGTCATCCATGGGTTGATCTCATATTGAACGCCGAAACTTGCAGGGGACGTCATAACGATCTGCTTGACGGGATTTTTAGTTTGCTCTGTAGCCTGCATGCTCAGGGTCTCCATAAAATAACTAGCACATGTTATTTACCTGCCAGCGTCTATGAAAAGCACCTGTTGACAACACTTTCCGATAAATATGCTTACATGATATTTGGTTATGAGTCCTATGAAGCCAACATTTAGAATGTTCAATGACTACGTCAGTCTTCGATCCGAAGAAATGACGGAAGCGAAGTTGGACGAGGTTTTCGGAAAGTTTTTTGGTAATGCACCGGCTGCAGCTCCTCAAAGAGCGGCAGTGGAGCCAAAGCTGGCTACAGCAAAAGAAAAGCTTGACGCAAAAAAGAAGCAAGCGCCTCAGCGCCCTGGACAAAAGCCTGCTCCTGGTAAGCCAGCGACTGGGCCACAGAGACCTTTCAATCAGAAGCCAGCGGCTCCTGGAGCGAAAGAGGCTGAGGCGGAGTTTACGACTGAATGTTTTTCTGAAAACGAACCAGAAGAAGTTATGGACGTTTTGAAGAAGATTGCCGATGGCGGTTTGGACATCTATGACGTTTTGAACCATCCAGCAGGAAAAGCCCAGCGCGACATCGCTAAGAAGCTTGAGCGCCAGGCTGAGATTATTGCAGGTGAAGAAGGTCTCCACCTAGACGACGATTTTGAAAAGATCAACGACAGACTTATTGACGAGATTCAGGGCTACCTAAAGCATCACGCCGATTAAGTTTTTGGTTTGAAGACAGAAAGAAGGGGCTAGAGAATTTTCTCTAGCCCCTTCGTTTTGCGCGGGAGAAGGATCGCTTAGGCGGCGACCACAGTCTCGGTCGACTTGGCTTCGACGACGTCTTCAGCGAAGGTAACCGGCACTCGGCGAACCGAGGTCTTGGAAACCTTCGTGGTCTTCACGGTCGAAGGATCAGCCGGCGTCTTGCGTCCGCGGGGAAGCTTGGCAACCGGACCACCGATTTCCTTCAGTCGGGCGCCGAGGATTTGGTTCAGGGAGATGAGCTGCTTCTTCAGCTGCTTCACCGTGATGTCAGGGTTGACCGTCTTGGCGGCGTTCATCAGCTTGTCTTCTGCCTTGCGGAAGAAGTCAGGGTTCACGAAGTTGTAGTTCCGCGGAACATCGAACCCGACGGCGCCCAGTTCAGAACCGACATTGATCTCGACGTTCTTCCAGGAATCGGCATGGTCAGCGGGGCGGGCATTCTTCCAGAAGCCGGTGGCGATTTCGCCAAGCAGGACTTGAGTGAAGACGGCCTTTTGGACTTCAGAAGCAACAGTTAGCGTTCTCGACATTTTCAAACTCCTTCAAAGTGGTTTTACGTTACACAAACGTTGATTTATTCTACACTGGTTTTCGTTGATTGTAAACTGATTGTTTGCTGATTGGCAAACTTTTTCAGTCTACGGCAGTTTCAGGATAGTGGGCGGGTCTCCTCTCCTTCTCAGGAAAGATAACTCCACCATAGACAGAAGCGATATTTTCGGCAGGGGCTCCATGACCGTGAGCGTAGTTTCCTATCGCAGTAAACATGGAGGAGAAGAGGTTGGATATTGCGCTAAAGCCCTGTTGAGTGGCTGTAGCTTCGTGGGTAAACATTCGTGGACGTCCTTATGTAAATGTGAAGGTGTACTCTCCTGCATCATTAACGGCGTTCACACGACAGAAAAGGGCAGACTGAAGATGATCCTGAATGAGACAGGCTTCCTCTTCCGTGACGTAGGACACGTAGAGCGTTCCACAGCTGAAGACGGCTTCAGCATCTGGAACTGCTTCGGTGATGATCTCAAGAACTACGCGTTCGAGTCCCATGGTCAGGGTCCTTAATCAGTTGATATTCTGATTATACCCTGATTGAGGATAAAGTACACAGGTAAGTTTGCGTTTTGGCAAGTTTTTTCAGGCTCAGGCCTGAGACATCGGACCTTTTGGTGCGGCTTTTCGCTTTCCGGTGTCTGATGGCTTCGTGTTTTCCTCAGGAAGCTTTATATCGAGGGACGTGCCATTCTCAAGAACGAGGTGCATGTTGTCGTCCTTGATGGCCGCGCACCCGTTGTACATGGATTTCAGAGAGACAATGATGAGGCTTGTTCGATGCTCGCCAGCAGCGCAGTTAAAAGAACCACGCTCGAGGTACATCACGCTACCTTGGGTCTGAAGGACCATAAAGATCGAGTGATCATGAGCTGCATCGCGTGGCTCTTTAGGGGCAGGGGTCGTCTGAGCAGAAGCTGAGAACGCGATCGCTGCAGCGGCAAGAGCCGGTAGAAGTCTCTTCATATCCATATCTCCGTTCTGATAGGCGCGCAGGCGCCTCGGAGATATTTACTGGGCGGTTGAAGCTGCCGGAGTTTTCTGCGGGAACAGCTCGCTCACCTTTTCGAAAAGGATTTTGGCGAGCGCATGGTCCTTGGAGTGACCCTCGAGCGAGGACGTATGCAGCCGTTGAAACGCGGCGGAATACTCCTGATAGTTGCCGAGGAAGGAACCGTCCCGAACTTCAGAAGCGATAGAGCGGGCGATCCGGATATCCATCTTGCGAGACATTCTGAAACTCCATCAGAAGTTGATAGAGATACTATATCAAGAACGGGCAGGTTGTACACAAGAAAATGCGGCCGCAGATTTCTCCACGGCCGCATCTGATAGAGTCAGATCAACTTACTTGCTGAAGACGTTGATCGGAGCAGCTTCCTTGTGGTTCTTGAAAGCGGTGTCCGCACGATCCGTCGACACGATGTCGAAGTCGGCGAGGTTCACCTTTGGATATCCGGCCATTCGAAGCCACATTCCGCCCCAGAAGCTTCCCAGCTGGGTCTGGTATTGTCGACGAACGTCGATCTGCTTGCGCTGACCAGCTTCGAAGTTGTCTCGACCGGCCTCGATGATCTGCTGAATCTGCTGATACAGCTTAGGATCGAGTTGCGGGTTCTGCTCCTTCAGGAACTGGAAGGTAGCCTTGGAACCGTCTTGACCGTAACGACCTTGGATTGCCGCGGTGGTTACCTTGGTCAGATCGGCTTGGTACTGCTGGGGAACTTGAGCGGCTTCGAGAACCTTCTGGCCGTACTGGGCGAGAATGTTCTTGTTGTCCTCACGAACCGCAATCAGCTGCTGCTCGGTCTTGTTGCCGTAGTTGAAAGCGGAAACGTACGAGCTGAAGCCGATGCCACCAATGGCGAGCAGAAGGCCTACAACTACCAGCACCGCTACGAGAGCGGTAGAAACACCGCCACGTTGATCACTCATCTGTATTCTCCTTGGGTTGTGTTTAGATTAAGATTTCGCCACGAGATTTGAAGGCGAAGAACCAGAAGCCGCCATACGCCATCACGATGAAGGCAAGGGCGAGTTCCATCACCCACGCGGGCGGATCGATTTCGGCATCAAGGTAGGCGAAGTCACGCATGTGCTTCCGCTTGAATGTTGCCATCGCTTCCGATTTGAGCGTGGAGATTACCGCATCCGGGGTCAGCTGGGGAAGAGCGAGGATATCGTCTCTCAGCTTTACCTGGAAGATGTCGTCTTGCGAAAGTGCCATGACGTTGACCCATGCCGCCTTGTTGGGGAAGTCTGGGGCGCCGATGACTAGAACGATGTCGTTCTTTTTGCCATTCAGCCAGGCGTCTTGCAGAGCGTAGAAGTATGAAGGATCGTTGGTCTTGACGATGACGATAACGGCGTTTGCCTGCTTCGCTGGGCCAAGGGTCTTCAAAGCGTCAGACAGCTTGTCATTCCACTCTTGAAGATTGGGGATGTTGATCCCTACTGGAATGACCCGATCGACATGATAGATGTCGTAGATTTGCATCGGGTATTCGGGAACCATTCCCTTGAAGCGTGCCTTCAGATCGCCTTGGGCCGGCTTGAAGAGCGTTTCAGGAACGGCCTTGATGTAGTTGGTGTAGCCATGCGTCTTAGAGACAGGATCGCCGGTCTGGATGCGCGTGTAGCGCTGAGGATCGGGGAGGGCATAGACCGCCGGACTTGTCCAGTCCTTGTCATCGATCGTGAATGCACCGATGTTTGAGTTGCAGCCCCAGTGAACCGTCCAGTGATCCTCGTAGCAGGTGTCACAGGTGGTTGTGGTCGATGAGTTCTTGCCAGAACCACTTGTCGTTGTTCGACAGTTGCATGAATAGGATCGGGTGTAGGTACCATGGACGCGGGCTTTGGAGGTCACTTGACCATTCCAAACTTCCGTATCGTGCGTCTTGGCTCCCTTGCCGGCGTAGAACGCTGCAGACAGGATTAGAGCCGAAATGACAACCCCGCCAGCAGCGAAGGCCAGGGAAGTTCCCCACGTCACGCGATCAGACACGCGGTGGAGAATGAAGATCGTGATCGCTGACAGCAAAAGCGGTGCCAGCAAATACCACATTAGGTCAGCATTTATCATCCGATTATCACCACATCGCTTTCTTCATCTGTGTCGTGATCGTACACCGAGGATTGTTCCACCGCGTGGGCCTCGATAGTGAAGACCCGAACTGGGTCGGTTTGATCCCGAAGCTTTACCTCGGCATCATCGTCAAATCGAGCGAGGTGCTCAATAAGCTCCCTCACGGTCATGCTCATAGCGTGATACTCCTTCTGCACACGAGGCACATTCAGATTGTATCACGCTATTTGAGCGATGTAAACTACTTTGTTGCGGCTGGCTTTTGCGCCCGACGATGCGGACGGAATGGTTCAGAAACCTGAACGCTCACCTTCGACAGATCGATAGAGAGCTCCACGAGGGTCTCCTCTGGACGGAGCTTGATGTCGTATTTGTTGGTGAACTTCTTGGCGAGGATTGGATCAGTCACGAAGTTGGCTTGGCCTTTGGAAGCATCGAAGCCGGCAAAATAGGAACCATCAGTTCCCTTGACAACGTAGAGAGAAACGATTGCGGCGTTGGTATCGGTATTCATCTTGTAGTACTCCAGTCCTCTTGAAATTACTGCCGACCCAGAGAATGTAGGGTCTCAATGAAACTCACGTACAGAACGATGTTCAGTGCGCGAGCGATAGCCTCAGTCGCCATATCCGGCGGCGTGCTGAAGATTTCTTTACCGCGATGGAAGGCACAGAGCCAGCCATACGTGTTGTTGGTTGTGCAGCCGGGATAGAAGATCGCAACCTTCATCCCCAGCATCTGCTCTGTCTCTGCAAGAAGGTTGAGATTGCCCACGTAGTCAGAATATGCGGGACCACGGGCACGAGCAGGAAGCTTTCCGGATACGTATTCCGACAGACGATTCTGAACGGCGAATCTCTGCCATTCTCCTAGCACGTCCTCGGTCACTTCTGAGAAAATATCGTGGTTGGTTTTCAGGTGGGTCATTGCCACCTGCTGCTCTTTGCCCGACTTGCGACGCCGCTTCTTACTGTCGGGACCAGGGAACTCGATGACGTTGCTGGTCATACTTCGAATCTTGTCAAGGGATCGAACTCACCAGATACGAGGTTGCTTTCCATGGGATAGCCATGGGGATTGCAGATCAGCTGGGTGTTGCCGATCTTACCAAAGTAGCTTGTGTGGGTATGGCCGAAGGTCCATGCTGCTGGTTGGTGCTTGAGGATGAAGGCATCCAGATCAGAAGCGAAGGCGTGGTTGAGATGCGCGCCAACAGGGTCGTGCGGGTTCTTGTACTTCTCCGCGACCGCAGAGAAAGTTGGCATGTGGTGGGTGCAGATCACCGTGCGGCTGTTGTCCTTACCCTTCATCCAGTTTTCCATGGTCTTGAGGGTAGCACGGTGGATTTTGATCATTTCTGGCGGGTCCATGCCCTTGCCATCTTCACCCATGATCATGCGGTGGTCGTTGATGTAGCCACGAATCATGGAGTGGGTGTTGATCGCGTCTTCACCACCGTAATCAGTCCAGAGAGTACCTGCGATAAAGGTCACACCGTCGATCTGGATGCGCGCTGGTTTATTGCCGGCGATCGTAAGATTGGGTACCTTACCCAGCTTCTTCTTGACGCTCTCCTTGATCATACGGATCGTGTCAACCATGTACATCCCATAGTGCTCGTGATTTCCGAGAACGTAGATGACGTGCTTGAAGCGGGGAACGACCAGGCCAATGAAAGTGACAATGCGATCTACCTGACGGGCAGTCGCGAGGTCTCCACCTACGATGAGTACGGTTTCTGGGTCTTCAGGAAGAGGAGGGAGTACGGTTGACAGAAGCGCCTGCGCGCGAGGGTCATTGCCATCACGCGTATTATAGTGGTGCTCGAGGTGAAGGTCTGATACTTCTCGAATAAACATCTTTAGGTCCAATCATCTGTTACGCTGATAACGACATACTGCATTATCTTATTCGGCATTGACCCTCATCAACCATTCTTTGAAACACAACTTCATCTCTCTAACGCTTCCTACTTTCGCGGTGAGCGCTAGCTGTCCAACCCTTTTCTCCAACTCTTCAATCTGACGTGCAGACCGATAGATTTGAAGGTCGATAACTTTCATAGCAAGTCCAAGTTGGATAGACGTGCTATTTATCGAAAAGGGTTTTAGGTTTTGAAGGATCAGTGTTCGAAGCGAGCGAGGTCCGAAACTTCACGGAGAAGATTTCGGTTCACTTGGTACCAGACCTTGTAGCGCTGGTCAGTAGGATGACTGAAGGCCTCGAGCTCACGTTGATCGTACGCAACGGCTGCTGCAGTGAAGGGGCCGTTGTCGATGAGGCACACTGGAAGATGGCTGTCGGTGATCTCGGCTTCGGCGACCGAGATGATTTTTCCATGGCTGCCCAACCAGGCTTCCTTGGAACCGAACTTGGGGTTGATGTAGCATCCCATGTCGGTTATCCTTCTGCCGTTTCTTCAGGACCGGCAAGCCAGGACTTGACCGATTCAGGAGAACCCCAGCAGCCGCCAGGCGCCTCGTTGTAGAGATAGGCGATGTAGGCCGGCAGGATGCGAAGGTTGTCGTCATCAGCTCGACCACAGGCTTCCGCCAGATCATTGGTGAGAACCGCGGTCAGAAAGCCGCCGGGCGGAATGCGCTTCTCGATGTAGCGGTGAAGAGAAGCCATCATGTGTTCCGGGATAGTCATCCCGCGGAAGGTGTAGTTGCTCATCATCAAATCTCCACGATCTTGTCATCACGATCACGTTCGAAAGTCGGGAACCGAAGAGAGGCAACTTCCTTGCTCTTCGACTTCGAAACTTCCTGGTACTTGATCACCACCGTCCGGCCCAACCAAGCTTCTTGGTTGTTCCAGATTTCGTTGCGAAGTTCATCGCTGAAGCCGCTGCCGACATTGCACTCGACACGGGTACCGTCCTCGGTAAAGCCGACCACGATCAGACCACCAAGGGTGTTCTCCAGGCGGGTCTTCTTTCGACCATTGTAGAAGCCGACCACGCGGCAGTCCGCATCATAGAAGCGCTTCACCTTGCACCAGGCGAGAGTGCGATCCCACTGATACGTGGCGTCCCAATCCTTCAGGATCAGGCCTTCGACCTTGTGGATATCGATCGCTTCGTTGCAGAAGTTCATCATGTCCTGATAGTCGGTAACTTCACGACCTTCAGAGATGATGATCTTCTCGCACTGGTACCGATGCAGGAGCACCATCAGTGCAGACCGGTTGGTCTTCATGGTGATCTGAGTTTCCTGCGCCAGCCAATCGGACAGCGGCATCAGGAAGAAGGCGCGGAAGCGGAGGTTCTTCTTCGCTTCGTCGTTACCGGACTTCTTGGCGTTCATCGTCTCGGTAAAGTTGGAAGCGTAGCGCTCACCATCGAGAACAAAATCGTATTCGAGAGCCTTGCGAATGCGGAAGAGTTCCTCATCGAACAGGCCGTTGACGTGAACCGCTTCCTTGCCGCTCCGGCTGTAGTAGGTGACGCTGTCTTCCTTGACGATCGCGATGGTGCGCTCACCGTCGTACTTGAAGTCCGCCATGCAGGGGAAGGTGATGTTCTTCTCGAAGTCTTCCACTTCCTCGCATTTGTCTGCGAGCATAACCTCGAAGGTGGGGACCAGACCAGGGAAGATTTTGTTGACCGTCGAAGCGGAGAAGCCGCCGCGAAGGTCCTTGTCGATGATGCGCTCGAGGTAGGAAGCGGTTTCCTCGGTGAAGCAGGAAAGCATCCACGTGACTGCCTCTTGGGCCGCAGTTCCGGTCAACTCGCGAGAAGCAAGCCGATCGAGGGTCTCAAAGACGATGCTGATTTGGCCATCGCTCTCAGAGTACTTCGTCGGACGATCGAACTTGCGAACTCCGAAAACGCGGTACGAGTTGAGCGCTTCAGAGATCAGATTTTGGGCCGGCTTATCGGCCATGGACAGAGCGTCCTTGATGGCGTTTTTCGTACCGGCACCACCTGCATTTTCACAGGCTTTGACAACATCGACGAAGTTGGTCACGAGAACTCCTTATCAGCGACTATGATTGATTATACCCTGATGGTGGGAAAAGTACACAGGGAAGTTAGCCTGCGCCGCCAAGAATGAACTGACCCGAATAGGTCAGTTGATCCAGCTCGCACTCCTTGATTTCCAAAATCGAGGGAGGAGAGGCTTGACCAGAGATGTACTTCTTATCAGGATACGCTTCCACCAGATTCTCCGCAATCTGCAGAGACGAGCAGATCATCATGATCTTTTCACTGCCCGCACTCCACAGATGCGGATTGATCTTGTGTATGACGAGCCATACCTTCATCAGATCAGCCCGTGCTTCTTGGCAACAGCCTCGCTAACAGGACGAACCATGTCGGCGAACTCCTGCATCCACGCGTCAGGGAGACCGCGCTCTCGACGATAGTTGCCGCTGATGATGGAGGTCAGACTGGCGGTCAGCTCATTATCGCCGCGGCTCGCCGGGCGGTCCTTGAAGGGCTCGAGAGTTCCCTCATAGCAGCGAACTCGACCAGAGCGGATGCGGAAGGTAACCGCCGGGCGGATGTGATCTTCGCTGCCTTCACCCGTCATGAGAGTAACGTAGATGTTCAGCATCGGCCACCGCTTCGCGATAGCGGACCACTCCTTGTAGACCTCCTCGACACTTGGCCACTTGCCGATGTTGTCGACGTACGAGATCACACCGTTGGGATGGCACCAGCCATGAGGACCAAAGATGTACGCGCTCGAACCCCACGTATTGTTGACGTACTCAGTGGTGAGGAAGTTCATTTCCTCAGCGAGATCATGCTGGGCTTCAAAGCCGATCAGCATCCGCTTCCACTCGGCTTTCTTCTGCTCCTCGGTCTTGTTGGGATCGTAGGCGCGATCGTCCTCGGTGATGAGGTCATAGCCGCACATCTTCCGGAACTTGTCGCGGTAGTTGCGATCGTTGCCCATCCACGAACTTGGCCGAAGGCTGTCATCGGTCGCGAAGATGATTTCCTTCGCAAGCTCGACGGGGATCGTGTCGCCCTTCACCAGCATCTGCGGCCATTTGGGGAGACCGATGCTGAAAGCGTTTTTCGTAGTGATGGGCTTCATGATTTTTCCTTGTGAGATTAGGGCTGAGCGTTCGCTCAGCCCATGTACTCGAGTTGATTTTCCAGCGTGGCGCGCTCTTCGTCGGTCAGCCTGGAGATTTGCTTGAGGATGCGAGTGACGCGGTCGTCGGCCTTGGCGCCGCGCTTACGCTTGGGGAACTTCTCGATCGAAGAGCAGTCGTAGGTGTGGCACACCGCCGGCTTGGTCATCAGAAGGTCCATGACGGCCTTCCATTCCTTGCCGTGGGGCATCAGCCGCTTCTTTCCAGGGGGAACCTTATTGACCTTGCGGTTGATCAGGTGAGCGACTTCGTGGGGAACCACATTCGCAATGTAGTGCTCTTCGTTCTCGACGAGGAGTATCAGATTGTAGCGGATGAGGTTGCGGCCGTGATAGGCCAGTCCGCCAGTCCAGGACTTGATGTCATACCGGACTTCAGGGAACTCGAAGGTCACGCCGTACTTTTTCTCGGCGATCGCATAGCACTCCCGCATCTTGGCTTCGACCTTGGCCTTGAGCTCAGGGGTCAGAAGAATCTGCGGCTTTTCGGGCTTGTCCATCTTGGTCATCGTAGGGTCCTCTTAAGGAAGGATCAATCAGCTTACTTTGTTATTCTATCACGGAACCCCAGGATGTAAACAGCGAAAGTGCGTTGTCCGCACTTTTTTCAGGCTCACTGATCCTCGAACTCTTCCTCGACGTACTTTTTGGGGAAGAGGCCCATGGGAACGGGGAAGGTCGCCCCGTCCTTTTTGCGAATAATGTAGATGGTTCCACCGGCCAGGCCGAACGTGCAGTAGATCACGTTCATGAAGGTCCAGTGATCCTCGGCATTCATGCCGGCTCCACGAGACATCTTCCATGCCCGACAGGCAGTGAAGAAGTTTTGGACGAACGTCAGCAGGAATACCGCTGCGACCGCAACAATGAAGGCGCCCACGATTCCTACGGTGCAGGCGCCAACAAGTTCCAAAAAGATTTGCAAAGGGTTCATTTAATCGTCCCACGCTGCGGCATAATAGCCGTCTTTGAAAGCCTGCCACAGAAGAATCTCTGAGTCAGAAGTGCTGTAGGGGTTCGCATCGAGACCAGGGCCACCGCCACCAATCCCGCCGTAGCTGTCATAGCCGGCGTAAAAGGCGTCCTTGAGTTGCTCTTCAGTGACGTTATCCACCGACAACCAACTGTGGCTTCTTGACGAGGCGGTAACCCATCTTTTCGGCGGCGTCCTTGAGAAGCTTGACGCTCAGTTCCTCGTAGGTTTGGGTTTTAACCCAACGAGAGTGGGCGAGGGGGATCATGCTGTAGCTGTCGAAGATCGCCAGGGTCTCTTCATCGGCGTGGCAGTTCTGGACCACTCGGCCGAAGTTCATTTCGGTTCGAGTGTTCTGTCCATTGCCCATCGCGTAGGATGCGGCTCGAGCGATCTTCTGCCCCAGCTCCGGGTCCTTGGACCATTCGTGCTGGAAATCGTTGTAGAGAACAACTACCGTACGATAGCCCATGGGACTCTCCTACTGAAGGGTTTTAGGAAACCACCGTGGCGCACGTGGTAGCCACGGTCCACTTAACCGCGGGGGAGAGCTTCTCACCCTTGCGGTTGCAGGCGTAGCCGGTCAGAGCCGTACCAGCGCGGTTGTAACCGTCCACGATGATCCAGTTGTAGCCGGCATTGCGACCGCGGCCCGGCTTGAAGAACTCGACCACTTGTCCCGGCATAAACTTGCGACCTTCGACGACCCGCTCGGCGCGATGTTCGGCGCGGATGTTCTCGACGAGGGCGCGGTTGAGAGCAACCTTTTCGTCCATGGACAGCTTGGAAACTTCAGCAAGGATTTGCGAGAGGGTCATCAGGTTTCTCCGAAGAGGTTGTTTCAACAGCGTATGATGTAATATACCCTATCTGCCCAGGTTGTACACTAAAAAGAGGCGGAGATCGAAAAAAGTTTGTCCTGTGGTCAGGACTGGCGCAGGTCTAAATACTGCCATAGCAATGCGGGAGACCCACTTATCGTGGCGAAGAAAAGAATACCAGAGCTCAAGATTGAGGTAGTGAATGACAGGGCGAACCTGCTGTTCATGTCTCTTCTGGAGTACAAAAGAGAAACCTATCTTTGCATCATTGACAACATTACACCTACTGAGATTGGCGCCTACGTACTAGACTATGCCGAACAGGAAAATATCCCTGTCACTAAGTTTCTCAGCATTGTAACTGCATGGTTCTATGGTAGATCGGAAAAGCATCCACTAAGCGTCGAGCTTGCGCGACATGGACTCACCGAGAAAATCGCGCCCATCTACAGAACCTTTGACGCGACGTACGTCGCTCGAATCGTAGGTCAGGCATTCACCTATAACGGCATGGCAAAGTCCAAGGTCCGCAGACGTCGAGTGGTTCCTATTCAAGAGGGAATCGCGATCAAGTTCAAGAAGCCGCCCACCGCTTCCTAAGTTCGTAAAACTCCCGCACCCCAAAAAGCCCGCGATCTTTCAACCGCGGGCTTTTCTTTAACCCGGATTAGACAGCGTAGAGCTTGTGAAGAACCTTCAGCTTCCACTGCTCGAACTGCTTCTCCAGTTCAGGCGTCCGTTCTTGCAAGATAGATGCGTTTACCGCTTCATCCACCTTCTCGAATGCGACGTTTAGGTGTTCTGTCGCCTCATCGAGCGACATTTTCCCGCTCTTTATGGTAGCAAGCATTTTCGCATTCGGACGAGGGAACACGAGATTCCCAGTCGCCGTCAGCTCGAGGACCTGCTCTGTGATCCTGATAGCGTGGCTCAACGCTTTCCAGTCCACTCCTTGGCCCTCGAAGTCCTTCACGCGCTCACCATACCCGCGCATCACCTTCTCAAGGCTGTCACGAACGGTAGGCAGCTTCGAAGAGTACGTGAACTGCTTGCCCGCCATTTCAAGGGAAGGAGCCATTTCGGTTCCACCCTTGGCGTTCAGAACTTCAGACTCTCGCACGTGGGGAAGAGCGAGCAGCTTGGCGAGGAGCTCAGTGCTTTCGCCCAGCGTGATCTTCGCGTATTCCCTTTCATCGGGATAACCGAGCTGGTGCGCTTCAAGGAGCTTGATTGCCGCTCCTATCGTCGCGAACCGCTCTGTCTTCAGACCGTAAACCTTGGCCTGGGACACAGCATACCCAACCATCTTCTTCACGTTGCGAGTGAGGAAGTTGTCGATCAGCGCATTGACCATCTCGACGCAATAGTCGAAGGACGACTGCTCGTTAGGATCGAACGGGTTCTCGTCAAGGAAGCTCGTCGACGTGTGAAGACGCTGCTTCACGGCAAACGCGGTCTCGAGAGCGTACGTTTGTCCATTGAAGAAGTCGTCGAGGAAAACCTGAAGGGGAAGATATTCGGTCTCTTCCTCACCGGCGACCATCCTATCTCCAGCCTTCAGGCCCTCGGGCTTCACCTTCCGGTTGGTGACCTTCTTGTTGAGAAGAAGGTCATCCAGAGCCGGGAGACAAACGACCTTGTAGTCGTAGTCAGAGTTCTCGTTGGCGGTGCCGTAAAGGCGCGAGCCAGAAAGAACTCTGAACAGAGCCGTTTCCTTATCAACCTTCATCTTCACTCTCCATAACCATTTCGACTTGGCGCATCCGCTCGGCGTTCATAGCCTCACCTATCGCCTTGCCTTTCAGATGTTGGAACTCAGAAGAACCAACAGCTCGGGTCCGACCGACCGCGGCCAGCAGCGTCCTTCCCTTTATGGGGAAGAAGGCTCCAGCATCTTCAGCAACCATCAGGGCCATGACCAGGTCCATTATCTGGTTGTTGTTCTGGTCGAACGCTCGATTGTGCGCCATCAGCACGAACAGCTTTTCGGCTGAACGATCGTGCATGTGGCGAACGTGCTCAACGTTTTCCGACAGCTTTTTCACTCGCGTGGGTATGGCGGTCGATTGTTGAGGAGCGTTCCTCGCGGCCAGTGCCGTGAACACCGTAGAACGATCAGCTTCAGTCAGCAGCCGCGAAACCGAAGCGGTGTAAGCGGCAAAGTCCGTTTGGAACTTTCCCTTGCTAACGTCACCGAACAGATCGCGGAAGAACCGAACCCGTTGCAGAGCTCCAAAGCGGAACAGTGCTTCGAAGAAGCGGAAAGGATTTCCACCTTGAGTGAAGACCTTTTCCATTTCCGCCCAGAAGCGCTCATCGCTCAGGGAGTCCATCTCGCCAGATTGGACTATGTTCTTCGCCATGACCTCCGTGTTAGGAGCTATGGTGAAGTCCGTCCAACGAGCAAAGAAGCGAGCCAGGCGAACCACCCGCAGAGGGTCTTCAGCAAACGCTTCAGACACATGCCGCAGAACCTTCGCCTCCATGTCGGCCTTGCCATTGTAGGGATCGGCTATCTCGCCGGTCTCTATGTCCATGGCTATGGCGTTCACGGTCAGATCGCGACGGAACAGATCGTCCGCCAGAGAAACACTGGGGTCGAACTCTACCTCGAAGCCGTGGTAGCCAGCACCAACCTTCTTTTCCTTGCGGGCCAGAGCGTATTGGTCGCCGTTCTTGTCCAGGAAAACCGGGAAGCTGTGACCAACCGTTTCAGCGGTGAAGCCCAGAGCGGTCATATCCGCAGGGGTGGCACCAACCACAACGTAGTCATGGTCGTGGCTTTCCAGACCCATCAGTTGGTCTCGAACCGCTCCTCCAACCAGATACATTTTCATGGTGTGCCTCGCGTGTTTACGTACTCAACCTAATGTAACACACGTCAGGTTGATTGTACACAGGAAAAGTTAGAAGTCGTATTGAGGCAGCACAATAAAGTGGTAGCCGATGTTGGCCTCTTCGAGCCGCTGCATCTCCTGATGAGACACGATCATGACGAACCAATCGCCAAGCCAGCATTCGTAGTACGCGTTTTTCATTTCATTGCCTTTGCGAGGGCTACTATTTCCCTGGATGAAACTTCCACCGCTCCAGCGTCAATCACTTGAGGGCGAAGTTCTTCGGCAACATCGTAGTGCTGCCATCGAGCAGACTTATGGAAGAAGTGGGGCTTGATCCCCACGCGAGCCGCAAAATCATGCAGCTCTTCAAACGAATCCGCAACCAGGTGGCAGTATTTCTTTCTGCCACCTGGTTTGGAAAATCGTGGATGGTCTACGTAGACGCTCACGCGTCTGCAAGAACCGAAAAGCGGAAGATGCTATTTCGGATGATGGTGTCTGCCATCGTGATCTCGTCATTGTTGTGATCGTAGATCACGAGGTACGAGGTCTGATGCAGCTGGCGCTGCACCTGATCACGGCCAGCGATTGCATCGGCTTCAGAGACCGGGACCTTGTTGATCCGGCCAGAGAAGGCGCCGACAGGGGAAAGAACATCAGCCCAGAGGTTGAACTTGGCCATGTGTTAGGCGTCCCAGTGAATGCCGCTGGCGATGACCGCCGCGGTGATTTGCAGCGATACGAACTGGACGCTCGGATTTTGAATCGCGAGACGTTCCATTTCGGCCTTGACGGACTTTACCGTCAGGTGGATTTTCGGCTTGGAGCCGAAGGCGAGGTTGCCGTTGTTGACGCGGGCGATGACCCAACCGCGAGCCTTGATGCCCTCGGCGGTTGTTGCTGCGTGAGAGCGATCAGCCACGGTCGAAGCTGCTGCCAGAGCGGTTCGAACAGCCGGCGCCATAGGGCTGGTTTCGGTCTTGAACGCAGGGTCACGAGCCGCTCGTGCCATCAGGTCTCGACGATTCCACGAAACGCCACCGAGAGTGTAGTAGCGATTGCCATTGGCCGAAGAGCCGTAGAGGCGCGTCAGGGTCTTGCCACCGCGGGTCGAATAGACCTCGTACTGAGCGTCCATGAAATACCCCGGGATTGAGCCGGTAATGCGCTCAAGCGGGAAAAGGTTCTTGCCTTCAATCAGCATTGGGTTCTCCATCAGTTCATGTTTTAGTTCGTCTGAAGGTTTATCGTATCACGCTTTTAACCGGATGTAAACAGCTCAGTTCAAAAGCGGCTCGATCTGTTTCAGCTTCTTGTCGAAGAGGCGATGAACCTTCTCGTTAAAGTCGGCCCTGATTTCCGGAGGGACGTTCAGGTAGAGGTTGATGACGTCGAAGTTTTCCTGATGGTAGGAAATGTACCCGTGCTCTTCAATAGCCGGGTGCTTTCTCACGATCCACTTCATGGCGGAATACGCAGCTCGACAGGCCGCATCCCGTATCAGAAAGATTTGATAGTCGGTGAACTTTGCCCGCTTGAGCCGCTTGATACAGTACGGACCGGCTTTGAACTCGTTTTCACGGCGCCCAAAGACAAGTCTATCGAACCAAAGTGCCGGCCAATCCAGCGGAGAGACACAGACTTGGTCGCGAACTAGAGCTGCGGCATACTCACCGCGGGTTGCGAAGCGTGGCATTTTAATCTCCTATTGGAGAATAATATCACGCTTCGTTAGGATCGTAAACAGTTCCGTTGAGAATGCGCAGAACGTTTTTCTTCTTCTTAGGAACGCGCTCTGCGATTTCTTCAGGGTTCACAACACCTGTTTCCTGCAGCATTTCCACCATCGCCTGGACATCTCCTAGCTCGTGCATGAGGAGTGTCTGGTTATCAGGGTCGGAAGGCACGTATGGGTTGCGTGAGTTGATGCCGAAGCGGCGGATTTTAGAGATGATCTGGATGACCTCCGCGCACTCCTCCTGCAGAATGCCGAGATATTCCAGCTCTCGTTCAGTGAGTGCGCGGGTCATTTCCTTAGGCCGTAACGATGGTGGCTTCAGTGCCAACCGACGGGCTGAACGTTCCAGCGGCACGAATGGCCAGCTTGACGGTGTCGATCGCGTCGTCAAGCGACTTTGGCTCGTGGTGCTTCAGCGTCGTAAACACGCTGGCACGAGCGTACTCTTCACCAGAACCAACCGCGTTGTAGCCGAGGACGGAGCGAAGAACGCTGTAGTCCGGCTGAAGTTCCCAAAGCTGACCGCGAACACCGATAAGTGCGTTGCCGCCCTCGCTGTCCTTGCCGTAACCGCTTTCCTTCAGTGCGCTCTTGATGTCGGGGACGACGACCGTAATCAGCCAGCGATAGATGTCGTCAGTGTCCTCTGGAACAACCGGGTCAGCAAGCATGTGCTCAAGAACCTGGCCGAATCGATAGCTCGAGGTGTAGCCGAAGACCACGCCCTTCTTGTTGAACACCTTTGGCTGAGTGTGAACGATCTTGTTGTTCCAGCCGGTGCCCTGAACATCACCACCGATGATGACCTTGTTCTTGTATTCCAATCCGACGATACACGTCATATGATCTCCGTTGCGATAAGATGAAGTTGGAGTATGATGACCATCGCGTACGCAATGGCATGGGATTTTTTGAACGAGTAGCCATTCTCGTCCTTGGCATACAAAGCTCTGCGGGTAGCTTCCCGCTGAGAGTTGTAAAGCTTGACGAGCTGCTTCTTTCCTGGACGGATGAGGGCAAGAACGTCGGCTAGTTCCTCAATGTTCTTCGGCTTTACCGCCGAAAGAATGTCACCGTGGTTGGAAAGCTGGAAGAGCTTCTTCTGCTCAGAAGGAATGGTGAGAAGGCCCCAATCTGGTTCGATCTCCAGAAGCTGTTCGATCTCCTCGCGCGATTTGAAATGGTCGTAGACGCTGAGGTGCAGGAAGTCGATCTTGATGTAGCCCTCTTCCTCGGCCTGCTCGTAGGGGATTGCAGAAAGACCGGTGACCGGATCAACCGGAACAGTCTGGGGATAGATGCCGCAGGGATGGGGCGCGAGGTCACCGTTCTTCACGAGTGACGCCTTGGTCCAGGGGAACAGCTTTCGTGGGTTGAAGTCAGTTCGAAGATCGATGTCTACGTCAGGTAGCTTCACAGACCAAGTTCCTTAACCAGCGACTTGATCTGTTCGACGGTCGCTCTCTCCTTAGAGAACTTGCCGCCCCAGTAGGATGAGTTGACCACGGCATCGAAGGACTTGAGATGCTCCTTGTCGAGCTGCTTCAGGACCTTGCCGAAGGAAGCTGAACAGAACAGGAACCAAGGAGAAAGTCGGCGCTGACGGATCAAAGAGAGGATGCGCTGGACACCGAGGTGCTCGAAGATTTTGTCAAGCGGGACTTCTTCCTTCTCACAGATATCGAGAAGGTGGTTGATGCTGTCCTGGACCTGCTCAAGCGGGTCGTGAAGGCTGTCGAACCACTGAGTGTAGAGCGTGTAAGCTCCGGGCGAACACCAAAGAGCCGGCTGAACTTCACCCTCGGTCATCAGCTCAAGGTACTTGTCTGGTCTAGAGATGTTGGCGTCCACGATCAACTTCGCAAAGTTGATGAACGCGCGGTAGAACTTGCTCTCGAGGAATGCAGCCGAGGATGGCTGGCTGAACTTCCTCATCCGCATCCAGTCGCGGTAGAGAGCGAACGCGCTTTGCCCGAGCGGGCTCATCAGCTCTTCAGAGCGGCGCTTTGGTTCGCAGCTGTGGCGCATGTACAGCGTTTCGTTTGTGAACCGCTTGTTGCAGTGGGCACACAGCCAATGGCCTTTCTTCGAAGCGGAAATTACCGCTTCTTCCATAGGGATGCGTCGTGAAGCTATTTCCTCGGTGTTAAGAAGCTTCAGTTCGGTAGGCTCTGAGTTCTTCCGGGCCAACGACAATCTCCTCATCTTTCCAAATAAATCCGGGCTTCGTAGGTTCACCATGCTCGCGGAACTGAGCGATGAACTCCCGGATTACGTGCTCGTCAATGTACTCTTTATTTACCGTTGCGAAGACGCCTATCGCTACAGGACCGTAATCCACGAGCTGATAGCCTGGAGCTGTCTTCCATTCCTGAGACAGGAGTTCCTGCAAGCGGGCCTTTTCAAAGGCCCCGCGGGCTTTTTCTGTCTCGGTGCGCTCACGGCGCAGCCACGATTCAAAGTCCTCGGGCTTGCGGTCAGGGTCGACCGGATATTCAACAAGCGCATCTTCCCAGCTCTGCTGCTCCGCAAGCCCGTAAATCTTGTAGCGTGCCGTGGTCATGGCGACAGCGTAGTAGCGCTTCAGGCGGGTATGAAAGAAGCGGAAGTCGACCCAGTGCCAGGGGTGCTCTGGCTCGTAGAGGTGATCGCAGTAGAAGTCCCCACCGTACGCGCAGTCAGGGTACTTTCGCATGAGGTTCTTCGCCTTGATGTAGCGGAGCTTCCGCTGCTTGGCGTTCTTCTCGAAGCCCTTGTGGGCTCGCAGTCTATTCCCAGTCATCTCGAACTGTTCTCCATGATCATCCGGCCCGTTGTACGCAAGCGCCATCGCGAGCTGCTCAAAGGTCAGCGTCGCAATGAAGCCGGTCATCGGCTTTACCACGTAACTTCGCCGAGGTCGTTGTTCTTGATGCGCTTTTCGGCTTCTTCACGCGATAGAACCCGTAGGTTTTCTTCACCCACCTGTTCTATCCAGCCTTGAAGAACGCTAGCAGTAAAGCCGGACATGCCCATCATTTCCCGATGGCAGCGATAGATGCTGCCGCTGTAGTTGGTGAAGTTAAGAAAGTCGCCGTCTTCCTCAACCTTCTCGATGCCAGAGCTCAACCGATAGCTGTCGCTACCAAGGTAGCCGCCGTACCAACTTCCAAGAACCTTGGTCAGCGTGGTGTTTGCTTTTGGGAACCGCTGTTCGACGATGACCCACTTCTCCGGATTGTACTCGCTCATGGCTTCAACTCCTTACTCAGTTTCGTAATGTCGTCCTTTTGATACCCCAGCTCTTCAGCCATCTGAAGGATTTCATCAGCGGACGGGAATGGATTGAGGAGGCGTACCTCGCGCTGGGACATTTCGTAGAACTCACCGACGACCTTCATGGCCTCGGCATTCTTCTTAGAGCTCTTGATCCCGATCCACTGGTACCGCCGAGGCGACTTCGAGTTGGCCACCTGCAGAAGTTGCATGAGAAGATGGGGATGCTTACCTAGCGGGAAGACAACCGGATTGACAAACTCGTTGATCAACTGGATTTGCCGCTCATCACTCGTGCCAGACATCCACCGCATCACCACGAGAGGAGCGAAGCCCTTCTTTTCGTCATCGCTCAGCTTCGCATAGATGTCACCGCTCTTCGAGCTGTTCAGCTTTCCGAGGAGATCAAAAATGTCCAGCTTGTAGGTTGCCATTAGAGCTTGCCTATAAATATTGCTGCTAAATTAGATGAGGTATTTATATGGACTATCGTAGGGTGTATTTCAGCATAATTGACAATGCGCGGTCTAGAGGGGATGTTAGAGCTTCTAAAAGATCCAAACTTGAAGGATATGAAAAACACCACATTCTTCCAAGATGTGCAGGAGGAACCAATGATCCTAGCAATCTTGTTTTCCTGACTACGCGGGAGCATTTTATCTGTCATGCCCTTCTTGTAAAGTTCTGCGAACCTCAACATCTCAAGTCACTCCAATACGCGTTAGGGATGATGCGCTCGCGAGGGAAAGTAGTTTCTTCAAGGCTTTATGAATTTGCTTGCAATCAACATAGACAGGCAATAACAAGTGCAAGAATTGGATCGAGACATTCAGAAGAAACAAAGCTAAAGATTTCTCTTGCGCACAGGGGAAGGAAGCGAAGCAAAGAGCACTGTGAAAATACTCGCCTTTCGCAGCTAGGAAAAACCCTTTCACCTGATCATAGAAAAAAACTCGGCGATGCCACTCGCGGACGCTCAATTTCCTACACCCTTACAGAAAAGCAGTTGGCACCAAAGCCCTCTATTACATGTCCGCACTGTGGAAAAATAGGTGGGAAAGGCGCCATGAACAGATGGCACTTTAACAATTGTCCTTCTAGAGCTTAGAAAGCGAAATCATTAGGGCCGCCAAATTTATCTCAGTGTCAGCCACGATCGTGTGCTTGTAGAGAAAGTCAGCGATCGTAAGGATTGCGGACTCCTTGTCACTGATCTTCATCTTGTCAATGTTCTCATAGAGGAAGCGGAAGACGTCTTCGTGCTCCTCGCGAGTTGCAGTTTCGCAGACGAGCTTGCGCGCGGTCTTAAAGTCACCCGTGGAGATGGCATCCAGAAGACCAAACTTCCAGTCAGATGCGTCGCTCGACGCTTCCTTTGGACTCAGCAGCTTTCCACCGGAAACGTTCTGCTGTAGAAGCTGGATGGTCTTGCGGATATCAGGATATCCAACATCGATGTAGGTGAGGAGGTCCATCGCATCGTACTCGACCTTTTCGGTCTCGAGGATGTCGACCATGCGAAGGGCGATCTTCTCCTTGTCGGGAGAGCGGAAGTAGAACTCTTGGAAGCGCGACTTCAGCGGAGGAATGATCTTGTTGACGTAGTTGCACGTCGCGATGAAGCGGCAGTTGGAGGAACTTTCCTCGATCAAGCTGCGAAGAAGGGCCTGGCCATCGAGCGAAAGATAGTCGAACTCCTCGAGCTGGACGACCTTGAACTTGCCCATCGGCATGGTCATCGCAAAGGCGGACACCTTGTTTCGAAGTGCTTCGATCTTCTCATCTGAGCAGTTCACTCGAAGACGATCGGATCGGTCGATGCCAAGATCGCTGATGAGAGCCTTCGAGATGGTGGTCTTGCCAGTACCTTGAATGCCCGACAGAAGCAGATGCGGGATGTTGCCTTCTTCAACGAAGGACTCAAATGTCTTCTGCTGTCGCGCGTCTTGGAAGATGACGTCCTTGATGGTCTTCGGACGATAGCGCTCAACCCAAATAGATGACTTCATTATGTACCCTTAAAATGGACATCCCTCGTACGTGACTTATTTTAACACGCTTTCAAGGGGAAGTAAACTGTCTTTAACGACGTTGGATAGGAGGAGCCGTCTCGTCGTCGATGCCGTTGTAGACATCTCTCAGAGAGGAAAGGCTGGCTCTGCGCTCCTCATCCGTCTCTACGTCCGCGTTACCGCGAATGTCTTCTAGCTGAGAGCGGACCTTAGGAAGAAGCTGGTCCTTGGTGATGACCTCACGCTCCTCGAACTCATTTGGAAGAGCTGGACGAACGGCGTTGATAACCGTTGGTGCAGGGTCTTCTACGCGTTCACGACCGAGATGCGCATGGAGCTGGTCCTCGGTGAGATGATCGAGCGCTTCAGAAGGATGATCATGTGCTGTGGCGTTTGCAACAGTCCCGCGAGCAACCAGATCATCGTCAGTAAGGTGATCGACTTGGTCTACAAGACCCTCTGGCGCCTTCTGCCGACCAAGAACCACATGAAGGCTGTCATCATCAACATCCTGCATGACATCTGGTTCAGCCGGAGCAACTTCTACTGGCTGCTCCCATACGTCAGGGTAGTGCTGGTCGGGATCAACACCCTCTAGAAGTTCAGCCAGCGTTGGCTTTACCGAGACATTCGATACATCAACTCGGACCTCGTCGGCAGGTGCGGGAGCTGCCAACTCTGACGTGGGCTCGCTGGGAAACGTGGCGCCTCCCTGCTTGGCGAGCTTCTCGTCTTCGATCTGCTTTAGCAAGAAGTTCCCCGCGAGAAGCAGCGCGATTGCCAGCGGGTCAAACACGAAGATGATGGTGAAGATGACCCACTTTACCGCGTGTTCTGGATCGGTGTTGAAGGCCTGTGCGACGTAGATGATAGGACCAACGTCGGTGTTCTTCTGGATGCTGGCGACCTTCAGCTTTGGCAGCTGCTGATCAATCTCAGCGAGTCGAGCGTTGATGCGACCAACTTCAGGCGCGTAGGAGTTCATCAGCTTCGTGCGCCCACGGACAGAGTTGGTCGGCAGCTTTGCAATCTGGCTGTCGATTTCCTGCTTACGCGCTTGAAGGCGGGTTTGTTCCTGCGTCATGGACGTTAGAACGACGTTGTCAGAGTTTGTTCCAGCGATGGCGTGTTGGAACTGTCCAGAGAGATAGCCAAAACACCCAGCAGACGTGATGATCATCAGCACAACCGCGGCGATCGTCATGTAGACGCGCATTGCCAGATTGATTTTCTGCCAGTACTTGTAGAGGAAGGAAACTGTAACGACCTTTCCGAGGTCGAGAGCCATTGCAAGAATGATGATCACCGGGTTCGCAGCGAACAGCGCGGACAGACCAACTACCGAAACAAACGTGCCAATGCCCTCAATAAGGAAGGCCGACAGTAGGACGAGAAGTGCAAAAGGCATCAATAGTTCCTGTTTAGAATGCTGGTTTTACGGCGTAGTCGTAAGCCATGCTCTCGTCACCAATGCCGAGAACCCACTGGTCATCTGATTTCCAGATGACAACTTCGTCGTGTTTGAAACCGGTGGTCCACTTGCCTGGGGCAATGAGGACGACGTCACCTGGACCGAAGTCTTTCACTTCGTTTCCGACCGCTAGGACCTTTGCCCATCGGCCCAGATCACCCTGTCTGCCGAGCTCTGGGGTGACAATGATGATGTTTCCCTTGTTCTTACTGACGAAAGCTCCATCGCGGGTTTCGTTCAGGAAAGTGAACAAGAAGGTGTTGCGCAGCGGTCTTAGCGCCATTAGATTTCTCCTGAAAGGTAGGACTTATTCAGCGTTCTTGATGAGGGCTTCTGCAGATTCCTGCAGCGCGGCCTTCGCGATATCAAGTGGGGAAGAAGTGTCGGCAGGAGCGGCCGGTGCTGCTTGCACGGGTGCCGCTGGAGAGACGATGAAGTTCTCTCTCGTCTTGATGCCGTCCTTCTCGTCGATGAACTTACGGCGTGCATTGACGCCAACTGGAACTGGAGTAGTTGCGAGCTGCTGCTTGATGGCCAGCAGATCAAAATCTACGATTTCGCCACGTGCTGAACGTGCTTTCTTCGCCATTAGGAGTCTCTCCGGAAAAGGTCTGTACGATAAATATATGAATCGTTCTGCATATATTTATATTGGGTCCGGCCATGATAGACATCCCATATTATCCTGGGTACAAACTAACAGAAGATTTTCAGGTTATCGGAAAGAAAGGATTTCCTCTGTCTTTTTCGGGTAGTCCTTATCAGCTCTGCAACGTTTTCGTAAATGGCAAATCATCTATCCTGTACAAACACCGGGCCATCGCTCTTGTGCATGTTCCTGGATATTTTGAAGGCGCAGAGGTTGATCACAAAGATCGTGATCCTACTAACAACCATCCGTCAAATCTCAGGTGGGTTACTCCAGCTGAAAATGCGCAGAACATCAGCCTCGAGCACGTTGAAGAACAGATACGCCTAACTAAAATGCGTCTAGCTAAACTAGAACGTCAGCGAAAGATGATATTGACTCTGCGTTAATCGTGGAAGAACTCTGTCATATCGATGTTGAATTTCACTGGATCGACCTTGTGAAGCCCGATAAGATAGAGAACCAGTGAGGCGCATGACGATCCTCTTCCAACTCCCCAAACCGTTTTCGTGCTCTTCAGGGTTTCTACCACGTAGATCAGCGTCCTGAAGAACTTGTCCATGTTCATCTTCTTGATCATGGCAAGCTCATTGTCGGTTCGGCGCGCGTAGATTTCCAACTTGTCTTCTGGAAGGTTGAGAGCCAGAAGTTTCTCACCGACATATTCTGCCAGATCGATCTTCAGGTATTTCTCAGGCACCTGCCAATCCTTCAGGAAGGGATCATTGCCGGTTTTCGTGTTGGCGATGGGCTCTTCTGAAAGGGCGTTGAACTGCAGAATGTCGTCATTATTGTCAGTAACGACGATCTTCTCGATCGGAACTTCCATGAGCAGCAGGTCTGGGACCAGCTCGGGGGATACCTGACTGGTCCCATCGAACCAAAGCGTTCTGTTTTTCAGTTCGGTTTTCATGCTGCTATTAAGCTCGGTTTACTTCAGACCGTTGTGGACAATCCGCTTCGTGATGCCGCTGAAAAGGAAGTCGAACACGTAGGCGACCCACTTCCCAAACTTCTTGATCACGTCGACCAAAAGGAAGTTTGCGATCACGAACGGCCAGGTGAAGGTCCATGCGGAGATTCGACCGACGTTCTTGATGGCGCGAGGAGCGATCGCGTCTGCGATTTCCTGGATGCTGCTGACATCAGACTCAGGATAGAAGCTGTTTCCACCGCCCCTTCTGAGAATGGGATTGTCAAACGATTCATGACGAATCTTTTCAGCCAGCTTCTTGAGGTCTTCGGTGCTGCTGGGATTGAAGTTCTTTCCCATGCTGGCCTTGACCACAGACAGTGCGTTAGAGAAGCGCACATTGAACTGGAGCCACTTCAAGAACGCGACACCCACGCCAAGAGCGATGTAGATGGGGACGTCCTTTAGTAGGAGCGTTGACCAGCCAATAGCCTTGACCCATGCCTGAACATCATGGATAAAGAAGAAGCCGGCGGCGAGCGAGAAGAACATACCCGCGCAACTAGCACCGAGCTGGTCATACTCGACGAGGAAGACCTCGATCACTGTCACAACGGACAGTAGGATCATGAGGACAAAGAAAGGTAGGATGAACATTGGGTCTCCTTACAGGAAAATGGTGCCCGTGCCCCACATGGTGGTGACAACAAACACGACGCCTACCATGAGAAGGCGAATGGCAGTGGCTTCACCCTCTTCATTGAAGCTGGTCCGAACTCGACGCTGCCAGGCTCCCCAAAGGAAGGGCTTGTACTCGTACGTCGTGTCCTTGTTGTAGAAGCGCGCGAAGGCCAGAAGGTACAGGGACATGGTCCATCCCATCAGAAGGATCAACGACCCAAAGATGAGGTGCATGGCCTGAGTGCCGATGACCTTAAACACGACCACGGCAACCGTGATCTTTCCCAGCGGGGTCTGGGCGAACTCGTTAGCGGCGACGCCAACTTCCTTAGCAGCAGAAACTACCGCCTTCCCCATGTTGGAACCCAGATCACCCCAGGCTTCTGCTTCCTTGCGGACATTTTCAGAAACCTTCGCAGGATCGCTGGCGCCAGACTTGAGCTTCGCGACTTGAAGCTGCAGTTCGGCCTTCTGTTCGGCGGTCAGGCCGGACGTCTCGACATAGTTGCTTTCTTCTGCCATAGCAGCGGTCGAAAACGAAACGACCATCAGGGCCGCAACGAGACCCTTCATAAAGTTCTTCATCGTGCTATTCCTTATTCAGCTGTTCGACTTCGACACCGCGCTGCTGGAGGAAGCGAATCCCGCCAGGGTCACGGTAGGTTTCTCGAAACACGACTCGCTTGATGCCGGTCTGTTTGATCAGCTTCGCGCATTCCGTGCAGGGAGATAGGGTTAGGTAGAGCGTCGCGCCATCGGCGCCCTGTCCACCATTCTTGCTGAGCTTCGTGATTGCGTTAGACTCAGCGTGCAGAACTTCAGGCTTTGTCTTGAGCGTCGGCTGATGAGGGCCGTTGTCAGGATCATCAAAATCAATGAACTCACAAACATCGTCAGGGTCTCCTGCTGGCATCCCATTGTACCCGTCAGATATGATCTGGCGGTCCTTGACGAGGATAGCTCCTACCTGCTTTCTGACCGCCTTTGAGCGCTTAGCCCAGACCTCGGCCATCTGCATGTAGGCCTCATCAAGGCCAATGCGATCTGGGTTAGTGGAAGGTTTTTGGGACGTCATGTGTCACTTCGATTTCGTCGACTTCATCGTCGACTGCCACGATGGACGGACCTTCGTCATCGTCCGAACTTGGGCCACGGGACTCGATCTCATAGCTTTCCTGCAGATCGTGGATCACGTTGGCGAGAATGGTGTAGAGGGAAAGATCGCCGCTTTCGATCTGGTAGGCGAGCTCGGCATAGAGGCCTTCAGCGAGAACGCCTTGCTTGCCGCCGAGATTGATGTACGTCAGAACTTCATCATCTTCAGTGGGTGCGTCCTTGCACCCCAGCACGAACATGGCATAGTCCTCGCCTTTGTCAACGAGCTCAGAGAACGGTTCAACCGCTTCGGCGAGTTGTTTCAGCGCCTCGTCGGGATGGGTATCAAGCTCGGACTCGGGGATTCTGGACATAGTGTCGCTTCCTTATTTGTGATGAAGATATTTACCAGTGGCTCAATCACGCCTTCTGCTCGGAAGGAGCAGGGACGTCGATCATTTCCTTGAGAGCGCGGGTGATAGCCACGTACTCGAGGTTGGTTTCCTGCTCCAGCTGCCAATCCTTCTTAGCATACGGAGAAGGCATGTACTTGTCGCGGCCGAGAATGTAAACCGTTCCCATTCGCGGCCCTTAGACTTGTGAACCGTAGAGAGGGTCAGAACTTCCGGCTGTTGGCCTTCAGGAGTATTGCCGAACATGCTCTCGATGTCCGCAACCAGATCATCGATGCTGTGCTTGTTCTGGAGCAGGCAGCGGTTGATGATGATCCGCAGGCATTCGAGCTGGTCAACCATGCTCTCGATGCGGGCTTCTTGTCCGCGGCTCATGAACTTGGCGGTCTGACGAGCTTCGTAATCTTCCAGCTTCGACAGCAGCTTGTCGAGAGTCTTGAGCTTCCAACGGCGAGCCATCTTCACCAGACCGGTTCCGATATCGCGACCTTCAACCCGGCAGGCAATGCCCTTGGAGAGGAGCGAGTAGGCAGTGGTGATCAGAGGAGCCGTGTTCCGGCAGAGGATGGCATCCATCTTCGAAAGATTTTCGGCAGTCAGAGCTTCATACGAGATGGAGCGAACCACACCGTCTTCGCTGTGTTCGTAGGACTGGAAGTCCGGAACCAGCCGTTGGGCTTCGGCAACCACCAGCTTGGGGCACCGACGAGTGACGTTCAGCGGAAGAGTCTTGGCGTTGGTAGCCGCCTTCAGCTGGTTCATGGAGTCGGAGTCGGCTCCAGTGAAGCCGTAGATCGCTTGGCAGGGATCACCAACGAAGATCATCCGACCCGTCCGCGGCTTCAGCATCGCAAGAGCGAGGGCACGGCGAGCAGGGTTGGTGTCCTGAGACTCATCGAGGAGGATCCAATCCTTCGGCCAGAACCGCGCCTTGAAGACCAGCGGAGCGAGGATCATATCGTCGAAGTCGATGACCTCGCGGCATTGATTGAGAGAGATGCGGTAGACGGACTGAGCCGCCCGAACCACTTGGTAGACGTCCACATCTTCGGTGACGTCGTCATCCAGATTGAAGTGATCCCAGATGTCCATCCAGAGGTTCGTATCTTCGATGCGGCCTAGATGACCGAGGGCCCGCTGCTTAGCGAGGCTGCAGAGCTTCGCGATAGCGCCATCGCAGGAGAGGAAGATTTCTCCACCCGGACGGAAGCTTTCCGCCTTGATGATGTTGTAGAGCTTCTTGTCGTCGACCTTGACGTGGGGAGCAATCTTTCTCCAAGCACCAAAGCCGAAGGAGTGAACCGTTCCGGCTTGAGCCGTCTTCCAGTCGAACTCTTCCTCTTCCAACCAAGCCTTGAGCTCACCGGCGATCGTCTTGTTGTAAGCCATGAGAGCGACATCGCCGAGACGACCTTCAACGATCGCTTCCACGACCCGCTTCAGAGTGAAGGTCTTGCCGCAACCGGCACGCGCGAGAAGTTCCAGAGAACCTTTGTCCTCATAGACCCACCGAATGACATTCAGCTGCTGCTCAGAAAGGCCGGTCCAGCGAGAAGGATTGAAAGTCATTGTCGTGATCCTTGTTTCTGCAGCGTATGATTGAATATACCATACGTGCGTCAGGATGTACAACAGAAAGTGCGTCCTGACAAAATTCTTTTCGTCAGGTGACCATTATATAAGGGGCCCTACCTCAGTTTTTGAGGAGGGAGACCAGGACATTGCAGCGGGCAACGATTGAGCCAGCGGCGTTAAACGTGACGTTGGTCTTCTTGTTGAACCAGCCCTGGAGCTTTCCTCCACGGTTGAAGAGGCGCGACATGTCGCCCTGGTCCCGAATGTACCCTATCGTTTTTCCGTCAGTGTCACGAAGAATCTGTTGCATGCCCTATTTATCGAACAGAATCGCTTGGACGTTTTCTACCTTAGGCAGATGGTCGTAGCACTCGAGATTGACGGTCGATCGCAGAACCTTGCCATGGGGGCGATGATGGGCTGGGATGTTGGCGAGCTGCTCAGGGCTCAGTTCCGTCTCAGCGGTCCGACGCTTTGCGAAGGTGCCGAAGCGGAACGACATGGGCTCGTCTTCCCAGGGATGTTCGATTTCCACAAGCATCTTTTTCTTCTGCTCGCTTCCAACACCCTGCAGCTGCTTGTGGGAGAAGTGGGCCTGGGCGGCCATCGAGATGGAGTTCTTGATGCAGTCCTCTTGGCGCCACAGATAGTTCAGATAGACGTGGTGCATGTCGGGAACGTTCCACACGCGACAGTCGAAGTGCGGGTAGAAGTTTTCCTTTTCGCGGAGAATCGAAGGAATGCGCCGTGAGAAGTATGAGGAGGCCATGCCGGCCAGCACTGAGGTCAGCTTTTGGAACTTCCCGCCGAAGGGATATTCGGAGCCGGTCAGAGCGTACTGCTCCGGGGTTCCGTTGTACCAGCACAGGGTGATCTCATCGGACTGACAGTAGCCGACGATCGCGTGGGTTTCCTCGACGAGGAACTTCATCGTGTCCTGCATCAGCATCGTGAGACGCATGTCGTACGGACGCTGAAGACCCTTCGTGAAGGTGTGGAACGCGCGGCCATCGAGGCGAGCCATCAGAGGCAGCCCGCGGTCTGCGGCCCGACCGGCTTCGGCCTGCTCTTGCGCCTTGAGCTTGTCGCCCAGAGAGTCCTTAGATTCAACCATGTTGAGACACCATGTAGAAGACTAGACCGATATAGGTCAGGGTGTGGAGGAGTTGGTCGGCGCCGAGAGTCTGCCAGAACCATTCGGAGGTCGTGGGCCCGAGGTTGAACTTCTTGTTGATGTTCATCTTGGCCCAGTCAATGTGGTAGTGGATCACGCCGTCGGCCGCAGCGAGAAGCAGGGAATAGTGAAGCGCTTGTCCAGAGACACGACCGAAAGCCGGACCAGCGACCCATGCGAAGAGCAGCATGAACACGATGAACGTGCCGATCGCATGCAGACCAGAGTGAAGCAGCCCGCCTGGGTGTCCGTAGGTTCCCTTGTTCTTGTACTGATATGGGAATGCCTGCAGTGGAAAGTCGACGATGAAGTGCTTGATCGACAGCGCGAGAAGGGCAACGAGTTCAAAGTGCATGGGAACTTTCCTTACAGCTCAAGGTCTTCGACGTACTCTTCGCCGAGGATCAGACCAAAGTTGATGTTGGGGAGACCTTCTATGCGGTCGTAGTACGCATAGGAGAGGGTGACGTGCGGAATAAATTCCGGATAGTCGTACGCGAGCTTGTACGTGCTCATGAAATAATGATGGCGCTCAACGATTGTCGGCGCGTTGAGCTTCACCACGAGAACGTTTCGTTCACCTTGAGCGTTGGTGAACATCTCGTAGCCGGCAAACGTAGCGACGTGCTGCGTAATCGGATCCACCTTGATGTCCGGTGCGTGGATGCGGCTGTAGATCACCGTGGTGTGCAGGCGCTTCTCAAACGTAGATGTTTGAACCGGGATGTTAGCGGTTTTGCAGTGATTGTACAGGTACGTGGAGAAAGGCCGCAGAACGCGGAGGGCTACATACGAGCCGGCTGGAGGCATGAGAGTGTGAACCTAATGAGAACTGTTTCAGTAGGTTCATTGTACTCCGCTTTACGCGGAATGTAAACAGTTAGTTGTCGTCGTCAGGAGCTTTCTGACCCGCGCCGTCATCGGCGGTAGGAGCTGGCGGGGTGGCTGGCTGCTTCTTTGGAGGGTCTGGAGTCTCTGTCGGATCCTTGCCACCGTTCTGCGACATGACACCATACTTCGCCAGCATGAACTTTGAGAATCCTTCAATCGAGGCAACGTACGCAAGGTAGGTCGCGAAGATGTCAAAGTTGATGTTGTTCTGCAGCGTGAGCTTGATGACAATGAACGTGCCCGTAGCACCACCCACCATCTGGAGAATCTTCGTAAGGGACGCCTTAACCTGACCAGTAGGCTGGTCAACAGACGTTACGAGATCGACCCAGTTGAATCTGATCGTCTTGCTGGCGTGTGCTCTCATGAGAGCGATAATGAGCAGGGTAATCATCAGCCCGGCGATCAAGCCGTACACGTTGATGCTGTGACCCATGATCTCAATCATAGATTGGTCATTCATGATTTTTACTTGATCCGGTGAGGGTGTTGACATTTCTCTGCTCTGATGATATTGGGACACAAAAATCCTCGCTGAACAGCTAAGTCCAGCGAGGATATTTATTTCAGGATAGAATTATTAGCGCTTATTAGCGCTTATTAAGCCAAGCGCTGCTTCAGTGCCTCAAAGCCACCGATGAGAGCAGAGCCCTCAAAGATTTGTGGAACCGTCTTTGCGCCTGGAACCTTTTGGTGCAGCTGCGGAACGGTGTAGTAGGAGACTCCTTCGACCTTTGGTTGACCCACGTCGAGGATGTGCTCACGATACTCAAATCCCTTTTTCGCGATGAGGGTCTTTGCCTGTTCGCAGTAGGTGCAGCCTGGCTTGGAATAAACTTCAAACATGATGAGGTCCTTATATAGTTGGGAGTGCGTCGTAATCGATGCTGTTCGTCATTGACCCGATGATGTACGCTACGCTCTCATTCTCTTGAAGTGCGGTCTGCTTCTTATTCGTGTTGAGGTGCTTGTTGAACCACGGAACTGGGGTCGATCGAACACCAGCGTCGTACTTCATACCGATCAGTCTTAGACGTTCGTGAGCCGTCCAATCCACGAACGTGATCATCGTGCGTTCGTTGAGACCGATGACCGAGCCCTCTTTGAAGAGGTACTTTGCCCAGGTCTTTTCCTCAGCGATGACCATCATGATGATGTCGAAAGCTTCTTTCTTGCACTCTTGAGCGACTTGAGCGAAGCGTGGGTCTGTCTTAACGACGGTATTTATGATGTAGGCTGTCCAGTCCACGTGAAGCATTTCATCGCTGAGGATGAGAGCGATCTCGTTGCCGTTGCCGATAAAGATTTTGTTCTCGACCATGCCGAGGCTCGTCGCAAACGAAACGGTGAAGCGGATAGCTTCTAGACCGAAGGACGCGATGAGCGCAAGGTAGATCGCCTTGATGTGCTCGTGCTCATCAACCGGAAGTCCAGCTTCGACCTTGCAGTTCAGAAGATGCAGATCGTCGTAGTACTTCCCAATCGAGGAAGTCATCGAGATGATTTCCTGGTTGTCGTGGATCTTGTTGAACTCGTCCTTGGGAACGTTGTAGATGTTCCGGATGATGTGCGAGTATGCGCGAGAGTGGATGAGTTCGAACCACGTCCATGTCAGCACGAGGGACTCCAGCTCTGGGACAGAGATTACCGGCGTAAAGATTTGGGCTGGTGCTCTGCCCTGAATGCTGTCGAGGGTCGTCTGACGCAGGAGGTTCGACGTGAAGATGTGACGTACGGCTCTTGATGCTTCCTTGAAGTCGATCTTGTCCTTGACGAGGGTGATTTCCTCTGGAACCCAGAAGGCGCCTCGCTGCGTCTCATCGAACTTTGCAATCTTCGGATAGGCATAGTCGTCGAAGCGCTGCGTGGTAACTGGACCCGCAGTGTCAAGAAACATCTTGCGCTTGGAATAGTCAGGGACCTTTGTAAAGTCGCGGGTGAACTTCGTGCTCATAGGGTGCAGCTCTCGCAATACTCTTCGCCTTCTTCTTCAATGTCAGTTGGTAGATCAGCAAACTCGTCGTCCTTGAGAAGGTCCTTCGTGCCTTGCTTATCGCGTAGGTCGTAGTAGAAGCTCTTGACTCCCCATTTGGCTGCGAGCATTAGGTTGTTCGCGATGAGGGTGGCTGGAATTTTGCCCTCAGGGAAGAACTTGCCGGAGTAGAAGGTGTCAGCAGAGATGCCTTGGTCAACGAATGCCTGGAGGATGGCGACGGTCTTGATGTACCCGATGCAGTCTGGCTGGTCCCAGAGAAGCTGATAGTTCTTCTTGAACCGGCGATATTCAGGAACGACCTGTGCAAAAGCACCCGCCTTGCTTTCCTTGATGATGATCAGCTGCTTGGCAAGGTTGATGCCGTTCGTAGAGTTGATCACGACCGAGGAGGACTCAACTGGTGCGATAGCCATGAGCGTAGAGTTGCGAACTCCATACTGCTTCATCTTGGCGCGCAGGGCTTCCCAATCGAGGTTCTCATCTGGGGTAAAGTCTGTCAGTTCATTGACGCCGTCGGCTCTACGTTCCCATGGGAAGACACCGCGACCATACCACGTGTTGTGGCTTTCAAGGCAGGGGCCCTTCTCCTTGGCGAGCTGGACAGTCGCCTCGGTCAGATAGAACGCTTGGTGTTCCATCCAGCGCTTGATTTCTGCCAGAGCGTCAGCATCACCGTAGCGCATCTTGCGCTTGGCGTGCCAGTAGGCGAGGTTTGTAACGCCAATACCAAGAGGCTCAAACTCCTTGTTGTGAAGTTCAGAGTGGATCGACAGGAAGTCTTGGTACTGGAGAAGGTTGTGAAGGGCACGGTGAAGAACAACAGCTGGACGCTTCAGGTCTTCTGGATTGCGGAACGAACCCCAGTTCAGAGAGCCGAGAGTGCAGAGAGCGATACGACCGTTTGGATCATCAACGGTTTGGAACGCCTTGGTGGGAAGCATGATCTCGGTGCAGAGGTTCGTCTGATAGATCGGATGAACGTGAGTGTCAAATGGTCCCTGATTGGCGACGTTGTCAATATTCAGAAGGTAGTAGCGGCCAGTGTCACCACGTTCCTTGAGGAGCCAGTCCTTGATGACCGTTTCTGCAGGCTCAACCTTCGTGCGAAGATCGGTACGAGCCTCGTACATTACGTAGAGCTCTTCAAACTTCTCGCTGTCTGAATAGAAGGCCTCATACAGATCAGGCACTTCGTTCGGATCGAAGAAGGTGATGTTGCCTTGCTCACGGAAACGACGCCAGAAGAACTTGTTCATAACGACGCAGTAGTCGAGGTGACGGACACGTGTTTCCTCTGTGCCCTGGTTGTTCTTCAGCACGATAAGGTCATCGAACTGGTAGTGCCAGATTGGGAAGTTTACGGTCGCAGAAGCGTTTCTGATACCGCCTTGGCTGCACGAACGAAGGTCTGCGAACCACTTCTTAAGGAATGGAATGTAGCCAGTGTGCTTGACTTCACCACCTCGGATAGGAGCCCCGAGCGGACGAAGGCGACCCACATCGAGACCGATCCCAGCTCGCTTAGCGGCGTAATCAGCCATAACCTGTCCAGAAGCAAAAATAGATTTGAGGTTGTCATCTGCCTTGATAAGGACGCAGGATGAGAACTGCTTAGTGCGTGTTCCAAGACCTGCCAGGACCGGCGTAGCGAGAGTGAATAGGCCTTCTGAAGCAGCGTTATAGAAGTCCTTAACCCAACGGAGACGATCCCGTTGTTCTGCGTGAAAGGCTGTTGCAGCAGCGACGATGTACCTGATCTGAGGAGACTCGACAACGCTGCCAGAGATTGCTCTATTCTGGACGAGATACTTTTCGATGAGCTGGTCGACTGCGGCATAGGGAAGGCTTTCATCTTTGTCGTGATCAACAAACTTCTCAATCTGATCCCATTCGTCTTCGGTGTACCACGTGAGAAGTTCTTCCGTGTAGAAGTTGTTCTCGACGTTCTTCTTGATAATGTCGTAGAGGCGAGGAACCTTGTACTGCCCGTAGATGTCCTTGCGCAGCATCGAGATGCGCTGCTTTCCGGCGGCGTACTGGTAGTTGATGTTGCCAGTGTCGGGATGTTCTTCTTCGTCGATGAGGTCGATCATGGCGCGAAGGGCCATCTGATCAAGCTCTCGCGTGGTCATTCCGCTGTAGAAGTGGGTGTTGGCCGCCACTTCGATCATTGATGGGGAGACACCATCAATGCCCTCACAGACCTTAGCGATTTGGTTCTGCCACTTCTCAATCTGGAAGGGCGCTTTACTACCGTCTCTCTTAATTACAAACATTTCTTCTGGCATTCTTTCATAAAGCCCCTACTATATTTTCAGGTCAACTTCTAGCTCTAGAGGCCACAAAGGATCGGCTAAACCGATCCCAAGGGCGCACAGGTATTACGAGTGCAGCAAAGATAGAGCGTACTGGGTAACTTCTGCAACTCGACGCATCCAGCCGTTGATGAACTTCTGCTGCGTTGGGTCATTTTGAACGATCTGGTTGTAGCGAGCGACGCGAAGATCGTTAAGCTTACGGATAAGACCCGCGACATCCGCGCCGTTAACCGCCGCGAGAGTATTTGGTCCAATCTGACCATCGGCTGATACACCGACCGCCTGTTGAAGCATTTTTGCAGAGCGTCCAACACCATTGTTCACACAAATATCGAAAGCGATAACCGCGATTGGTTCAGCAGTCAGTTGATCGCACTTGCCTGCCAACCAGTAGTTCTTGTAGTAGATTTCCTGAGCGCCTGCCAGATCGAGGTTCTGGACGTCTACTCCTGGATTGGCAGTGATTGCGATGCCGTACTTGGTGAGTCCACCACGATCGCCAGGAGTGTTGGTCAGACCGACCATTCTACGCTGGGCTTGGGTGTCGCAGGTTCCGGCAATGACACCGGCATCTGCAGGGTTCCACCAAGGACCAACCTCGTAGAGCATTACGTGGTTGAAAGCGTCTATGAAAGCCTGGCTATACGTCATGATAATATCCTCATCGAGTTTGCTTGATGCGGATATTTATCTTTGGCTCACCCAAGAAATAGTAAACAGGTTACCAGGAGAAGATGTCGCCGACCACCTTGTTCGTGAGGTGCTTGTATAGATCGTGAGGACCGATCACCACCGAGAGGTGGATTTCTTTAGCCGTTCCAGCACGCGGGCCAGGACCAACTGGATGAACCAAAGCTGTTCCCTTGGTGATCATTGGGTGAACGAGCGCCATGTTCTCGGCGTAATCGATCACGTTGACATCGAGGGTGCGAAGGTTCATTTCTTCTGGAGAGAACGCGAAGGCGATGTGCTTGCTAGTAGCGCAGGCGGTGATAGCCACGGTGTCAATCTGGAAGGTCTCACGGTCTGTGACGAGAATGAACCACGTCGCAGGAACCCAGAACTCGCTGTTGTTGATGCGGACCTTAATGGCCGCACCAGTCGTTTCCTCAAGGTAGGTAATGGGAGAGAGCATAAAGTCCGTCTGGGGCGCGTTAAACACCCAGTTGTACTTGATGACCATAGGGGCAGTCAGGCTGTCGATAATGTATGGACGGCCGTAATCCGGAAGAACAAGCATTCAATATCCTTGGGAAAAGTTTCCAGACGGAACTAATTTTTGGAGGTTAGACGCCCGATAGTTTCAAAAAACTTCAGCGCGGGCTCTACTATAACAGATTTTAACACACTCTCTTTGCGTTGTACACTGTTTTGTTTCGGCGGATTGTTCTTTGCCATTGACGTTGCAAGCTGAGCCTTCGTTGGTGGCTCAGGCATTTGAAAGTTGTGACTGCGCTTCACGTTCCGAATCTCCTCCTCTACTCTCAGCTTTAGCAGAGAGCGGCCATACATGCCCAAGTTTGGATTGTCTGCGATAGTTTCCCAATCACCACCTGGATCGAAGCGCTTTCGCACAGCACCCCAGACATGGCCTCCATGGAAGAACGCGAGCTCAACTAGGTTGAAGTCGTTGCCCTTCAGCATATCGTCTGGCCACTGACGGTAGAGCTTCCCGGCTGTTTCGTGACCCGGTTCCGTGTCGGCTACTTCATACTCGAGCGTGATAAAGGTTGGGACATGCACGCGACTGTCGGTGCTTCTCCGCATTGGATGAGGAGGATCAGGGCGCGGCAGTACGATAGGAACGAAGACCATTACTCACCTTTAACTTTCAACACCACCTTTTTCAGAATGGGGTATTCGGCTTCCTTGTAGTACTTCGATCGCTCTTTGAAGTGCTTGCGAGCCCAGTTGAGCTTCGAGTGGACGTCGACCACGGCAACGAAGTCCTTGTCACGGCCTCTACGAAGGCCACGGCCGATTGACTGAATGGCCTTCACGAAGGACTTGCCTGGGTCGATGAGCATCATGCAGAAGATGCGGTCAATGGAGATACCGGTGGATGCGATACCCGCGGACGCGATGACGATGAGGTCATCGTGCTCCTCGAACATGTCGTAGTGCTCCTTACGGAGGTCACCGGAGCTTTCACCGTAGAGGAACACTGCTCCCTTGATAAGAGCGGCAAGCTTCTTACCGAATGGGATGCTGTTGACCAGCACCAACGTGTTGCCATGGGTAGCGCACTGCGAGATGATAAGGTCGGCGATCTTTTCCATTCGATGAGGAGAGCGGCTAAGGAATGCGCGCTCGGCATCGTAGTCAGGAAACTCTTCGTCGATGTACATCTCATTGATTTCGACGGGCTGGATTTCAACCTTGGCAAGGTAACCATTGTCGATGAGCCACTTGGCAGGAACCTGGTGAAGCACCGGTCCGACCGAAGAGAAGAGCGACATTTGGTCGACCTTCGGCTTGGGCAAGGTTCCTGTAACCCCGAAGCGGAAGGCAATGTGCTTCCCATCTTCATTGAGGATTTTCTGGGCTACGCTTGCCTTGATCCCATGCGCCTCATCCCAGATGACGCACGTGAAGAACTTCATCAGCGCTGTGTTGTACTGGAGTGCCTGCCAAGTTGCGACAACGTGCTCATGCTCGATGTCCTTGTTGGCTCCTGAGTAGACACCCACATCCAAACCAGCGTTCGCGTACCACTGCACTGTCTGCTTGACAAGGTCATCAGATGGAACGATCGTGATGACGCGATGGCCTGCTTGGGCGTAGACGTGAGAGATCGCTGCGGTGATGAGTGTCTTACCGGCACCAGTACCAGCGATCAGGAACCCTGAACCAGCTTCGACGGCCTTAGTGACGCACTGGATTTGGTATGGGCGCAGCTCGATCTTTCGACCTGCTAGATAGACATCACCGAAGATGTCGCATCCTTCAGCCTCGAGAGCGATCCCGATTTCATCAACCTTCGTAACCTTGCAGCTCAGCTCGGGCTGAGTGAAGAACTTTCGGTTGTCTGTGAACTCAATCTCATAGCCCCACTTCTCGATGTAGGGTAGAATGTCTGGAAGGAGGCGGACGTAGGTCTTGCCGGTCTTCTCAAAGAACCGGATCTTCCCGTCCCATCTGCCGAGCTTGTACGTTGGCATGAAGAAGTAGCCGTCAACGAAGACGCCAAACTCATTCCACAGCGTTTCAGCATGGGCAGGGGTAAGACCGGTGATGTAGCACCAGACCTCGTCCTTGACGTTAAGGTAGCACTTCATTACGGCTTCGGGTCAAAGAGGAATACGTAGATGATCTCGTTGTCCTTGGGGTACAGATTGTAGTCTGCCAGCCCAACGGTGAAGTGACGCTCGAGTGCTAGCATCTCAATGAACTCTGACCAGCACATGTTAATCGAATGACCATTCGTAGCAAGACCAATCGCGGTCTGAGCGACGCTGATAAACTTGCAGATGCCGATCATCTCGCGAGGAGTAATCTGGAGCTGCTCGTCAAGCTCAAGGCACATGCCATCTTCAAGGACGATGATGTACTGGCAGTAGATTTTCTCTTTCTTACCGCCAGAGATGATTGCTGTTGGGTGACCGTTGACACCGGTTGCAACCATGCTGGTCGTTGCTGTTAGCTTCGCGGAGAAACCGCTGCTAGACAGAATACCGGTGACGCCAGTAGTGATATTGCCCAGTGGTGAACTCGCACTCACTCCGCTTCCGGCTGGGCTAGCAGCTGGAGCTGCGCCTGGTAAACCGCCCGAGGTGATGTTGACTCCACCTACGCCTGGGATAGGAGCACCAAAGTTTGGAGTCCAGCCGGCACCGGTGAAGGTCATGCCACCGAGATCGTCATCGTCTTCTGCTGAGTTTGGGTCTGACATTTGATGGCCTTTAAAGAATCGCGTCTTGCAGTTCAGCAATCCGCAGTTTTGTGACGTGACCGCACATCCAGCCCATTTGCTTCAGGGACTCAACGATGGCGTTCAGATTGTTTTTGAGTACGACGACCTCAATGAGGATTTGGTTAAGCTCGACGATTTCCTGGTCTGCTGCGATGTAGGCCTGAATGTCCTTCGCTGACAGAGCGCGAGAGTAACCCTCGTTGTATTTCTTCCACAGCTTGCCTACCTTTTTCTCCTTGATGTTGATGATCCAGTCCTCAAGGCCTCGGACCTCTTGGTAGGATTGATCGTAGGAGGATTGGTAGTGCGGGAGCGTGCGCATTATTTCTTCGAGGCGGCGACCTTCGAGCTTAAAGATCGGCTCGGCGGCTGCGATCTTGTCCTCGTACTTGGCAAGCAGAGGTACAATCTCCTCAAGCCGTTCCTCGCTAAGAGTTAGCATAAAGGACATATCGATTTCCTCGTGGTGAAGTGGGAGGCATCGGCACCGCCCGATTTCTCAGACGGTGCCTTGCTTAGGTGCAGATATTTACTGCTCCTACTTGTCCTCAGAAACCAGACCGATGGACTCGATAACGTCCTTGATCTTCTGGTTGAGCTTGCGAGGCGAAACAAATACCTCACGAGCCACGGTAGTAACTTCCTGACCTTCGTACTGGCTGACAGTTGGGTAGGTAAGGATGAAGCCACCTTTCACGATTTCAATGGTGATCTGGTCACCGTAGGTGTTTAGATTTCCCATTATGCTTCCTCTTCGGTTGCTTCAACCTCGGATGGGGCGATGAGACCCTCAGCTTCCGCGGTGAAGTTGGCTTCATCAGCCATTAGTTCAAGAACTGAACGCTCAGAAGCCACGATGACCGGATGAGAAAGGATTTTCTCAACGAGATCAGCATCCAAGTGCTTCGTTTGGAAGCTGCGAGGTTCCTCGCCTGGGATTTCCAGCTTCTTCCATGCGCCGGCAGACTTGACCACGCCCATGTCTTCCATCATATCGAGGAAGCCAGAGTAGGGGTTCATGCCCTTGGAGTATGGAACTTCAACCTCGACGCGGGTTCCGACTTGAGCGAATCGAGACTTGTAGGTCTCGACCTTCATTCGGACACCAACAACCTCACCACCTTCCTTCAGCTTGGCTGGGACGATGAGGAGGATTTGAGAAGCTGAGTAGCGGATTGCGTTGTTGACAATCCACAGTCCCTGACCATTCATCAGATCGGCGTTCGGATAGACCTGGTGAGTGACGATAAAGGACATTGGATTGCGCTTGACACGCGAGACGAGGGTACGAAGCATGTGCTTCGACTGCTTGGCGCGCTGACCTTGGTCGCCCTTTTGAACACCCGTGTTGAAGTGCTCATTTTCGGAGTCCGTGATCAGCATGTCGATCGAGTCAAGAGCGATGACAACTGGAGGGCTGTCAGGATTGTCTCGGCCGTAGGCCTTCTCATAGTCCGTGATGAACTCTGAAACGACCTTCACAACGTCCGCAAACGTAGTGACGCCGGCGTAGAGGAACTTATCCTCTCCGGTGTCAACACCAATCTTTCGGAGGTACCCGATGTCCATGGCGTTTTCGGAGTCAAGCATCAGAATGAAGGCGCCCTGCTTTTGGGCGTTCATGACGATGTTGGAGAGGATGAATGACTTACCAGCACCGGAAGGACCGGCGAGGCAGGTGATACGACCTTGAGGGATACCCTTTTTGAAGGAGCCCGAGATCGTCTTGTTGAGCGCGAGGTTACCGGTCGAGTACCAGAACTTTGGCGGACCAAAGTCGGTTACGATAGTGTCCATCTTGCTCAGTGTCTTTTTGAAGTCCTTAAGAAAGGAAAGTCCAGCCATGTGTAGCTCCTTGTGCTGTTAGGCTAGGAGAGACTTTCGTCTCTCCTTAGCGTGATTAGTCAGCCTTTGCGGCTGCAGCACGGGCGCGGAGCTGCTCGAGGATCGAGCTAGACTTTGAACCACCTTCGCTTGCAGCAGGAGCTGCAGTTTCTTCTTCAGCCGGAGCTGCAGCCTTCGTTTCGACGCGAGCAGGAGCTGGCTTCGAAGTAGCGGCTGGGGTAGAAGCAGGAGCAGCTGCCTCTTCGCCATCTTCGAAGGCTTGACCGGTCTGGTCAGCAACGAGGAGAGCTTCGACGGTAGCCAGATCAGGCTTCTTGCCGCGGTAGTCAGCGAGGTTGTAGAGGTTCAGGCTCTCGATGATCTCGTCATCGAGGTCAGTTTGCTTCGGCGCGAAGCTCGAAGTGGTGTACGAGGCGTACTGACCAGACTTCGTCTTCTTGATGCGGAAGTTGTAGCCGCCCTTGAACTCGTAAGGGGCATCTTCGAGGTCACCAGACTGGAATGCAGCTTGGATTTGCTTGAAGACGGCCGGTCCGAACTCGATGAGCTTGACCAGTTGCGATTGGTCGTGTTCGATTGGGCTCTCGATTACGATCACCTGACCGATGTAGGACTTCTTGCGGTAGTACTTCTTGCCCATGTCCTCGTTCTTCTCGTCGTAGTACTTACGCGAGAGTTCGCAGATGGGGCACTTCTCACCGTGCATGGTGAGGCAAGGGACCTTCTTCTTCTGGCCATTGACCACCAGCTCGTGCTGGAGGTTTTCAACCAGGAAGCCCAGGTCAGTATCGCTGTCGAGATCGGGAAGGAAGCGGACCACCGCAGTGGCGTCATCTGGCATTTTCCAGAAGGGATAGAAGAGCTTCCAGGACTGGTCGCCGCCGCCACCAGTGTTCTTCTTATCAAAAGCAGCCTTGAGGGCTTCGAGCTTGTTCTTTGCAGACATTTGTTTTCTCCTAAACGTGATAAAGTTTTCAAACCACAAAAGTGTGACATCATTAGACGCACAAACTATTTATGGGGTCCATAACCAGGGCTCAACCAGAGCCAAATTATTTTTCAGCGAGAGGGCCCATATCGGGCGTCAACACCCTCGGCAAACAGAAAAGGCTGCCTGAAAGCAGCCCTCTCCTTAGCCCAGGTGGAGTGTCATGGTTGTGGGTTCAACACCCAGACCATCGACGTGCAGGATGAAGTCGGCTTCAGAGCCGAGCAGCATGGCCTGCTGCCGCATGTACATGTCCCTGACGACGTGCTCAGGGACGGACTTATCTCCACGCGTGCTTTGACGATCGATGACCGTCTGCAGGGGAGCGTGCACCTCAACGGCGCAGATAGAGAAGCCCTTCTGGCGAGCTTCCTGGATCCAACGAGCGCGCGACTTGCGGGTCAGGTTGGTGTTATCAACGAACAGAACATCCGCCTTGAGGGCTTCGTTCCATTCCTTGTTCACGTGGTTGTTGAACTCAGCCGGCTTTTCATTCGCGTAGGCGAATGCACCAGCGTAGACGGCCGCTTCCGAAGGGCGGCCAGTTGCTGGACCGCTCTTGAAGAAGAACGACAGGCGGCAATCGTCCAAAGAGAACGTCTTCACCGTGCCTTCAGCTTTTTCAGCCAGAGCTCGCATGGCGGTGGACTTGCCAGCACCCGAAACCCCAACCATGATGTAGCAAGTCTTAGGCATTAGACGCTTTCCCATTCGTTCATCCAGACATCCACCGCGGCCAGCTTTTCAGCTTGACCATCAGAGATGCGGCCGTGTTGATCGCTCAGCAGCAGGTCCAGCCAGGCGCGATGTCCAGCTTCACCCATGCGCAGCATGAAGGAGTCTTTCAGGTTCTTCCGCTTGGCCTTGTCCTTCAGACCGAACGGGACGTGGTACTCCAGCATCATCGAGATGTTGGACACGTCCTCGATAGAGAACTTCAAAAGGTCCTTGGTCAGATGGCGGTTAGCCAGAGCGTAATCAACCCAGATGCGGGCGGACAGCTGCTCATGCCCGTGGTACGCTCGGTATTCGCCACGCTCCTCAGAGAACTTGGTGATCTCCGCAGGGGGCTTGCCGACATCGTGGAAGAGACACGCGACCAGCGTGGTCATGCGTTGAGTGTCTGACCGCTTGTCGGCCAGATTTTCCATGTACCACTCGATCAGCATGCGAGTGTGAACTCCAACGTTCTCCTCGCGGTGCCAGGGAGAGTCCTCACGCGTGTTGACCATCGCCAACCAGAGGTCCGTCTTTCGGAACTCCGCGAAGAAGGCGTTGAAGTTGGTAACTGCGTCGGACTTTACAGACATTCGTGGCTCTCCAATCTTTAAGATTGTATCACGCGTGTCTGCAAAAGTAAACAGGGAAAGTGCTATTCCCTCCCAAAAAACTTCGTCGAGCATGTCTTCGAGAAGATGCATCGGCTCAGAGTCGGAGGCGCCCGTATCGGAATAGACTGCCATGACGGCCATCATGTCGCGATAGACCTCATTTCGGTTTTTCCCCGCGTTCACAGACGCGGCGAAGGTCTTGTTCAGATCGACCGCGGCCTTAGCGCAGCGGCGCTGCATCTTCTTGTCCTCGTCGTGGGTGTAGAGGTCCCACTTGTCGGCAGAGAAAGTCGGGGTTTCGATTTTGGTGGTGCGCTTCAGAACGTTCACGAGGCCCATGGACCGGTTCCTTCTTGCTTGGGGGTGTACTTGAACCAACGGACGAAGCCGATGGTCTTGCCTTTCTTGTCGACCTTAATCCGAACTCCGCAGAGCCAGATCACGATGATGAAGAGGAGCATGAGGACCCATGCAACCATCATCCAGATGGTGAAGAGGGTGGCTGCGATCACGCTGACCAGAAGTTGGAAAAACTCAGAGAGGGTCTTCATGATCAATCCATCCGCGTTGCGGAGTAGGCAGTGTAGCCTGCCTCCTTGAGAACATCCGAGAAGGCACGAGCACCGGCAGCCTTAGCGTCCATGCACTGCGTGGAATGCTGCGAAGGGTTCCAGACGGTCCATCCGCCGTAGTACTCGTCGCGGCGGCCGAGACCCATCTTCTTCATCTCGTTGACGAGAGGACCGCGAGCGGGCTTGATGTTGACCCACGCGAAACCGCAGGGGTACCATTGATCGGGATGCTGCTTGATATATTCAGCAGTGGCAGAGATAGCCGCGTTCTGGGCTTTCTCGATGAGGGCTTTGATATCCGACATCTGTCTTGTCCTTTCAGAGCTGAACGATTTCGAAGCGGTTCTTGCCAACCGCCTTGAGGGTGCCAATCTTCTTGGCGCTGCCGGGATAGTTAGAGAAGAAGTAGTCGTCGACGGTGACACCGTTGAAGTTGTCGGGAGCCTCAAAGACTCCAGCACCGTCCGTGAACTCGCAGGCATAAAGGCTGATACCCTTTGCCTTGTGCGCGTGGCGCGACTTGCGACCGGCAGCTTCCTTGGTGCTGATGATGCGGGCGAGATAGCCGTCTTCATAAAGACGGCTGACCGGCTTGTAAGCGTAGCCGATGAGAGCCACGGCGATCTTCTCACCATCGCGGATAACCGTGCGAGTGGGAGATTTTGCGGTATAGACGTAGGAACCCATCAGAAAGTCTCCTTAGCCATTTGTTATTCTTATCTTATACAGAACCGTCAGGTTGTAAACAGGAAAGAGGCGGAGCCCGCCTCTTTCCCAGGTTCACATTTTCAGAAGTGGGGATTGCGTTCGTCGCGGTGACCTTGAACCAGCGACCAGGTTCCGCCAGCCTTGCGCCAGGAACCGGTTGTCTTCCGGCGGCGGTAGGTGCTTCCTGTAGAAGTGATGACGTTCAAAGTGTTCGTGATCCGAACGATTTCACCGTCGGGGTAAGAATCGCCGTTGAAGGAGTAGGAGACCTTGTCTCCAACCGCGGGAGCCTTGATGATGTCGTAGCGAGGGTAGCAGCCGCGACCAGCATCAGTACCAACGTGAAGGCTGCCAGTCAGCTTCGTGACCTGAGCTGCAAGGGCCTCAACTTCTTCGTGGGACTTCCAATCCCACCGGCACTTCAGGTTGGGATTGCCGCGGTGGCTTTCGACTTCGTTTCCGCTGAGGACCGAAGCGACTTCGTTTTCGTTCATGAGGAGGTACAGCATTTTGATTGTCTCCAGTTGATATAATGATTATACCTCGGGACATCAGGATGTACACAGGCAAAATGCAACCTGTGGAACTTTTTCTTACGTGTTGAACACGAACACCTTGACGTTGTCAAGGGCCGGGTTCGTATTGTTCTCGTGGACGTCGAAGCGCCAGTACGTGATGTCGCCATCAGCGTCACGATCGATTTTCGTCAGCGTGAAGTAGGCGGTGTTTCCGGTTTTTTGAGAGCGAATCCCAAAGCCCACCGCCATGTCGTCTCGGAACAGGGTGCGAAGGCATCCACGAACCTGTGAGATATCCGTGAAGAAGGCGTTCTTCTCCTTGTCCCACGTGAAGAGGTTCGACGGATAGATTTCCCCAACGACGTTAGAGATGCTCATGCAGCTTCCTCCTCGGGGAAAACTTCCTCATCGTTCGCATGATGCACATCGTACATTTCGCGAAGAGCTTGTTCTTCTTCAGCTGTAAGTTCGATGAACATGAGGTCGTCCTTCAGATTAGGATTGATCATACACCGCTTTTGTCAGGATGTAAACAGAAAAAGCTATTCGATGGGCAAAGAATCCAGCCAAGCCATTCCTTCTTCCATCGTATCGAAGAGGAGACCATCGGCCTTCCATTCGGCGGCGCACTTCTGACAGAAGGAAGCCGAGACGAGGACAGGGTGGAACCCTTCGACAGGATCGCAATCCTCGTCCTTATAGAAGACCATGACGTCTTCTTCATTGGGGCCGAGAACGTGGCCGCAGCTTGCAGTGATTGATCCCATCATTTCCTCGGCTTCCAGGCCATCGCCCATTCATACACGTTCGTCTTCTTGATCGTGTCATCTTCTAGGGTGTTCACCCACGCTCCCAAATCATCCGCACACGCATAGCCAGCCTTGATGACTTCAAGCTCCAGTTCTGCGATCCTTGCGCGAAGAGCCTCGATCGTGGGAGTCACATCGTCTCGAAGTGCCTCACCGATTTTAGCTGCAGCAGCGCAGTGCGTTGGGGTCTTGCCGTAGGTGGTGACCCACTCTATCCCATCAGGGCCGATGCGGCGCGCTAGGATAATGACTTGATCATAGTTGTGTTTTTTCGCCAGCGCCTTAGCTGCAGAAATAGGAATTTTATCTGGCATTCAGAACCTTCTTCGCAACTTCGTGGAGGTTGGTGCAGGCGCCATCGAAGCGATCGTACTTGATGTGCTTCTCGGCGGCATCTTGCTCAGCAGCTTCGGACATTGCGTCACAGGATTTTGCCATGCCCTCTATAGACATGTAGTCCTTGTAGCGTTGGATGCCAGCTTCTTTGCCGGCTTGGAAGCCGACCTCGAAGGTGTGGTTCACCACGTACATGCCGCAGAATATAAAGACGATCGTGAGGATGACCCAGACAATCGTAGAGTGGGAAGTGTAGACCTTTGACATGGCAAAATCCTCCATTGGATTACAGCGTATCCTGATTCTGTGCAAATGTAAACAGGAAAAAGTTTGTCAACCTGCCTCTTTCCTGTTTACAACCTGGCGTACCAGTATAATATCAGATCATCAACACAGCTACGGAGAATCACAATGGCTACCCGTTTTGTTGAAGTGGATCGGAACTCCTTCATCGCCGCTCTTGAGGCGAAGGGATTTTCTCGGGATCAAGAAGCTTACGGTGAAGTCGTTTATGTCCGTCAGCACCACGTTGATCCTACCATGTTTGTGAAGGTCTACACTTCACTTCCTCAGAATGCCGGTGATTCTCGTGCATGCGGTCAAGACGCCATCCGCGTTCTTCTGATGTTCAAGAATCCTAAGAGCGGTAAAGCCGGTTGCCTGTTCAAATCCTCGCGGGTTTATCGGACCGGTTCTCAAGAGAAGGTCATCGAGCGCACCTTCGAACGTGCTCGCGAAGCTTACGCCGAAGCTAATCGCCGCGTTAAGCGCTAACGCTTCCACCTAAGATGAACGATCGAAGCGATCCAGAATAGGTTCGCGATCATCACGGTAATGCCCGCATAGAAGCTGAAAATTTGGCCGAGATGCGGGTAGAACCATACGTTCCAGGCTCCCCACACCGTGAAGAAAACCGTGGACAGCAGCGAGACGCCATGGGGCTCTCGCGTCTTCCACAGAACGCGAGCGTGATTCAAAATGAAGAGCGAGGCGAGAGCTTCAAAGCTCCCGTTGATGAGGTCGGGAGTGGTCACACGGAGAATCTCCAGGGAGAAAAAGGTTTACGATCCATTATATAACATTCCGGGGGAATGTAAACAGGCCACGGATAAATAGTCGTCGAAGCACATGCTTCCGCAGACGCATACAGAGGGGCCGACAATGGATTTCCTGACATACGAAGAGGCACGCGACACGATCGAAGATGGCGACATCATCTTTTTCGCATCGCCCATGACACCGCTAAATCCCATCCAATGCCTTATCATCCTCATCACTGGCTCCCCTCTTACTCACTGCAACATCGCCTTCTGGGCAACCATTGGCGGGCAGCGCCGCCTTCTTGGCGTGGAGGCGCAGGGCTTTTCCAACCGTAGAATCATCAACGAGAGCTTTTACTCTGGCCGCAAGCTGCTTGTCGTCAAGGCACCAAAGCCTTGGAGCGGAATGGCCGATGACGCTCTTGCTAAGATCGCCATAAAGGACTACGGGTATTTCACGGCCATGTACGCTGGTCTACGCGATGCATTCGCGCACTGGTTTGGCGTGAGACTGCCAGCGTTCAAGAATCCTGGTGAGATTTGTTCCGAG